GGTGTTTACCTCACAACAAAATACTGTATACCCATACAGTATAATCATTCATGGGAGAGATAGAAAAGCGCCGAGTCGTATACTGGCGCTATGGCTATGATGACTCAGGAAAGAAAATTATTTGCAGGCTTCGTTCGCCGCCAGCAGCTCAAGCTCATAGCCGATGCGCTGATGACGTTCAGCACGCAATGCCCGCATCTGCATGTCGATGGGTGCACCAATCGGCAACTGGTCAACAGCGAACGCCGGGCGCGCAACGTCGGCCGTTTTGCATGGTACGGCCATCGGTACTTTCACTTCAACGTAGGACGGAGCTGGCGGCGCGCTCGAGCAGCCGGCCAATGCCAGGGCGGAAACAATGAACAGATTCTTCATTGCGCACGCTCCCGGCGCAGCTCAGCGTCGAAAGCGGCCGATGCGGCGGCGCACGCTTCGCCTGTGGTTCGCTCTGCCATAACCTCGTTTGCCCTCTCATAGTTGCTCTGCGCCTCCCTGCGAGCTTTTTCCTGTGCTGCCCTGGCCTTGGCTTCCATCTCTTCCTGTTTACGCTGTAGCGACGTTATGCCTGCGTTCTGGCTGGCGATCGTCGCTGCCTGTTGCTTGTTGCTGGCTTTGCATTGCGTCAGCGCGTCGTTGAGCCGTTCAATCGTTGGCTGGTAGTGACGCCCAGCCAACCAGGCGCCAGCGCCGACAACGGCAGCCAGCGCCAGCAGGATCACCACCGCAGACATTATTTTGCCAGGCATAGCGCGCGCTCCTTACCTGCTCTCGTCACCAAGCCGGGCAAAACTTTGCCAGCCGCGTACACCCAGCGAGGATACTGCTCACACGACTCGTCTACTTTTCCCTGACGCGATAACTGGAACAACGTAGATTTTTGAGCTGTGCCACAGCCGACACGGAATGTCAGGCTAACCGCCGCATCGAAAGCACCTTGTCGCAGCTTGTCGCCTGCTGCGTTTCGAATAACGCATTGCTCAGCCGCGATGATGTTCTTTTTCCAGTCTGCGGCGATCTGCTGATCGGTTTTGCGCGCTCCAGGTTTAACGCCGTGCGTATTGCCAACGCCATCCGTCCACACATCAGCGGGGCATTTGTACGGGTCTCGGCGGCATCCCTCGGCATTGCCGATCAGTTCTAGGCCGGCTCGGCTGGTTTTTACTTCTCCGCTCGACAACACCAGGCCGATGATTACCGCTACAGAACAGACGGCGCCGGCGGCACCGGTTTTATTCAGCTTGCTCATCGGCAACCCTCCCCATGCGTTCACGGCGGCGATCCTCGCGAATCTTGAAATAAAGGTTCATCAGCCAGGTGAGAAACGCGAAAAACAGGCCGCCAAGAACGCCTATGGCTGCCCACTGCTCTGGTGAATAACCATCAAGTAGCTGGGTAAACCAGAAGGCAGCGCCACCGCCAGAGGCGCCATAAGATAAACCAGTAGTGATTTTTTCCATTTTCATACCCCACCCCGCGGGGAATTATGGCGCGCCTAAAGAAGATTTCAGCGCGCGCTCGCCCTCATCAAGAGGATTGCCAACACCGCTATAGATGAAGTCAAAGGTCAGTTTCCATCCAGACGTAACGCCACCGACGGAAAACGTGTACCAGACAGTTGCACTTGTCCCAGCCATGCGCTCGAGTGCGATCACCTCATACGTAACGTCCGTTTCCTCGGTTCCGCCAGGGATTTCCAGCAACAAATCTGGGTATGACTTATTTACCTGAAGCTTTTTCCTGATAACGAATGACATTATTCCCCCTTAAACTATTGTCCCGTTGAATACGTAATAGGCGCCAAATCCAAACACACCATGCAGTAATGACCCGCTGGTCTGCGAACCTGTCCGCTTGTAAAAAGATTTCGCCTCAACTGTTGGAGCCAACTGTTGCGATAACAGCGTGGTGTTGAAGTTTTCATACTCAACACGCATTGAAACAAACTTACCCACCAAATCTGGGGGAAGGTTTGTATACGTATTTTCAGCAGGCAATATATAATCACCCGGAATAATTACCGAGTTTAGATTGCATGATGGCAACTGTGTAACAGCACCGAGTCGAACACCCATTACGGCGCCCCTCCTAAAATCACATTGTTGTAGTACGAATAACGCGGAATATTTACACTCCCGAAGTAACAGACAATTTCTGACTTAACCGATGGTGATGTTAATGTTAAGTCACCCGTACCATAGCTAATAATTCCGGTGAAACTTGCGGATGAAACATTACTAAAACCACAAACGCCATTAGGGTTTACATACATATTTGATAGCGTTATAGACGACTCGACTTCAACGTTTGACAATTTAAATCCGTATGCATAACTCATTGTCAACGATTTGATATTGCAGTTAGACATTTTTAGCGGGCAAAAACTTTCGTTACCGCCACTAAAACTGATATCTGTGAAAGTGCTGTTAGACGCCACCACGGTGCATGCAGTATTCCCTGCCGCTACCTTAATGCCGCCAGAGTTCGGGAATTTAATATTTTCAAGTATCGCGCCTGTGTAACGGCCGCCGTAATACACATCGTCATAACCCAGTTGATAACCATTGGCGCCGTCTGCATGCAGGTATCCGCCGCGCGCAGTAAATGGTCCGGCGGTATAGTCAAACCCTGGCTCGGAGTCCTGCCCCATGTACCTAACGCCAACGGTGCCAGCGGCAAGCCGCTTCTTGAAGCCACCATTAACCACAGCCGGGACGCCCGCCGCGCGATCAGTTTCGTGGTGGCTATTGATGATGTGGATCGGCGATGAGTCACCACTGACGATAACGTCAGCTACAGAATGATAATTGTCTTCGAAGTGGAAGTTTTCGATTCTGATGAAGTTGCTGTTATCGGAGCCTGTTGCAGAATATAGAATGTGCAGCGGGGCATAGGTTTGATATTTTATGTCAACATTCTTCGCGGATTGATAATCACCAATGTTAGGGCTCATACGGCCACACTGTAGCAAAACGCAATCGCGAAGTGCAGAATCCCACATCAGATCGCATATAATCCCGCCACCATAGGGCTGGTAGACGACGACTTTATTAACTTCGCTCTTTGGACCGTAGAAGCTATAGATGCCGTGGCATTTACCATGGCGACTATTATCTCGGTTAAGGACACGGATATTTAAGTCATCAACCTTAACCGTCCCAAACCACTGTTTCACTGGTACAGGAACGCGTCTCTCAGATAGATTTGTAGGCGCAGAATGTATTACGCCGAAATCATGCCATGTGTTATCGTTTTGGTCTGCGCATCCGTGGAAAACAATTTGTGTCCCTGTATACGGGTTAGTTAACCCGTCCTCATTCTTCTTGTAGACACCCTTAAGAATAAGTGGCCACGTCCCCTTATAAGTTCCATCCCCGTTATACAGGCCAAGCTCTGGATGGCGGGCGTGAATCAGGTCACCAATTGCAGGACCGCCGAAAAACGGCCTGTAAATATCGACAACTCCGCCAGGAAGCAGCACCTCAGGTGAAAACCCAAGGCGGAATACGTTCATCTGGGCTTGAAAATATGCCTCATCCCAATCGCCAAGCTTGTCGTAATAAAATTCAAGGTGCTGTGCATTGCTAAAAATATTAGTGAACTGGTGGCCAATGGTTGCAATTGGGCAAGTCTTTTCAATGTCAAAACCAACCACCCCCGCCCCGCCGGTGCTGGCAAGTTTTAACGCAAGATCGGCAGTATCAGTCATCGAAAATACGGGGGTTGGTCTACCCTCTTCGGTATAGCCCTGGAGTGAATGACCACGCGTTTCAGCATCAGGCATCGCAGCTACGTTTTCAGGGAATCGCAATACCCGCTGAAGATTGGTTTTCCCTGTTTCATCAACGTAATTTTTGGTTGCCGCATCTGAACCATTAACCGGATTGCCGAGGTTTTCGATTCGGAACCCTTTTGCATTGAATGGGCCGCCAAGCAACGGGCGCGTCAGCGCAAGGCCAAGATAAATAAACGCCTGCTGAATGGCCATCCACAGCCGATCAAAATCCTTGTTTACGGTATCTGCCAGTAGATCGCCGTTGTTCTGGTAATCGGTCAGGCGATAGGTAGGGATCACGCGCTCAATCATAACGGTAACGCCATTCGCCGGCGGGGTCAGAAATGAAACATCGCCGCCATCCACGTTGCCAACGCCGGAAATCGTATAGCCGGAAGTGATCACTGAGCCATTGAGGGATACAGCCAAATCACCGGCATTCAGCAGGTAAAATTCGTATGGGAAAACAGTTGTCAGGCCGTTGGCCGTATAAATGTTGTATGGGGTCTGGTTAGGTACCGACATAAGGCAGCCTCGGTTTTAATAGTCCACTGCGACCTCATGATCGCCATCTGTTGGCTGCCAATCTTCCCGCCCCTGAGCGGTCGGTTTCCCGACCAATTTACCGATTCGCACCGGCGTTTCGCTGATAGCCCCCGCTCCTGAGTCGATAAAGTCGTCCGGCTGGTTGGTTACCGCCGGGTTGAAATCTCGCATTTGGTCGTAGGCCGGCCCGTCGAGAACGTCGCTATGTGCCCACAGGAAACGGGACGATAGCGGCGCCTCGAATGCGTCGAGGATGCGTTTTTGCTTGTTGGTTATGGTGAACTCTTCCCGCACCCCGCACCCCGTACCTTTCAGCGCCTGGCGGAGCAGCTTGCCGGCGAAGCTACCGGGTCCGTTTACTTCAACCACAACCTGCGGTATCTGGTACCGAATTACCAGCTCGCGGATCTGCACCACCTGGCCGCCGGTGATTTTGTCGCGCTCGTCGAACTCGGCAAGATCTCCGATCATCTCCTGACACACATGCCAGTACAGGTGCCCGCGTGCGTCGGTCAGCACCAGAGAAAAGGCGCTGGCATCCGCTTTCGCTTTGCCGGTGGCCACGTCCCACCAGGCGACGGCACCAACAATCTGCTGGCTGCCCAACCACATAGAGGCGGTACGGTTCGCGTACCGGATTTCGGGCTGCACGTTGTACTCGCGGATGCGGTCTGGATCCAGCCTAACCTCCGCGACAGGTTTACTGTGCAGCTGGTACTGGCTATCCCATTCGTTGACTGTGCGGCACTCTTTCCGGCGCAGCAGCAATTCATCATGATCGAAACGACCAGGCCACGCGCACCCGGCGTAAAAATCCACGACAGTTTCAGGTGGCGCAGCAAACTCTATGCCGCCATCAGTCAGACGGTAGTCTCGCCCTTCGATCAGTAACCTTGCAGCCTTGTGGATGCCGACAAAAACATATTCTGGGGCAAAAGGCAGGCGGTAGGTTTTCTTATTCGCGGATTTCGCCTCGACGCGGTACTCTTTCTCAAAAAGCTTTATCGTCAGGCAATCAGCCCCTTCTGCCTCTTTTTCGTCATACAGGCTATCGTGCGTGTGCGGGGTACCGATAAACAGCTTTCTACCGCCAGGGATCAGGATGTGGGTTTGCTCGCTGAGTCGATAGCGTAGCTTCTCCCGTGCTTCAGGTGTCTGAATATTCCCAGGAACCTCGACGTCATCATTCTGGCATTCGTTGGCGCGGGCGCCTGTCACGTTGGACAAAATGCCTTTAGCAAACATGCTGGCGTTACGCATATCCAGCGAGCCGTTAACCCACCATTGTTCGATTGTGCCGATGCCATCGGGCAGCATCCCTTTTGTCAGGGGATGATTACGCAAAACGTTCTGCGTATCTCGACTGGTCTTTCTGGCCGTCGTGTCGGACTCGGATTGGTGCAGGATTCGGTATTGCCGATCGCAGTAATAGCGCCAGGCGTTGTAAACCCCCAATATGGTTGATTTACCGAAGCCACGGAAACAACGAAGCACCGCGAGGTTTCCACGGTGTTCTAACCAGTGCGCGGCACGGTAATGGCAGTCGGGAACATCCCACCCCATCCGCTCCGCCCACATGATGAAAAAGGCGACGAACGAAATCATTTGTTCCGCTGCTGGATACGATCGAGAACTTCCTGCGCCGCGCGCTCAGCGGCGGATACCTGCTGCCCAAGGCGAAATGCTTCATCGTCCGGCTCGTCGCCGTCTTTCGGCGTGCCGCCTCGCGTGTGCATGCCGATCAGCGAATGTACCTTCACCAGCAGCGTGAGCGACGCCGCCGCGTTCTTCTTGCACCAGTAGCGATCGCCGCGCTCCTGCTTCGTGTGTTTGTCGAGTGGTTTGTCGGCGCCCGGCCAGGTATCCGGATCGGCTTCCTCGAGCACGACGTCGGTTAACTTGTCACTCAGCGCGGTAAGGCGGGTTTTGTAATCGTTGTGCATAAAAAAGCCCCATGGTTGTCATGGGGCTATGATGTGGCGGGTGGTTGGTCGGTTTCCTGACTATTCCCTTTTCTGTAGCTCCGAAAGCTCAATCTCTACCATTGAAAGTTTATCTTTTACCAAATCAACAAGATTCTGGCTGTTTTTGTCGCTTGTGTTTACTGAGTCAAGAATATGCTGGCAGTCTTCGATAACCTCTTTCAATCCCACCAGTGTTACAGACCTGTCTGAAAGATCGATTGATTTAATCATGACGTATATCTCACTGTTTTATTTGCATTAAAATTGAGTGATTAATTTTCCCCGTCTTTCAACTGGTGGGTTATTCGTTAGGATTCTAACCAAAGGCGCCGCGTCGTCTTCATGAATAACGACATAATGCGCTCGACGAGCTATGTCCATAAATGCAGGCAGGGTTGCGACGTGTTCATCATCGCGAACAAAACGCTGCCCCACCATCTCACCATTGCGGAATGTGGTAAGTATTCTGCCATTCATCGGTACGGCGTTAGGGTGGTGATCGTCAATCAGCAGGCAGTGGATATACTCTATCGCCTCCAGCATCTGCGATTGGCTCAGTTGATCGATATGCTGCACGCCAAAGCGCTGGTGAATCAGGCTGTACGCGTCGGGGTACATCATCCCCTTTTTGCCCACCAGCATATTAACTGCGTCGCGCAGTGGTGTGCGGCTGTAGGTGGTGGTCTGTTCAGGTGGCATTTCATTTGTTACAGCACCAATCTCCTGATCGAGAATATCCAACACCCATTTGCGGAATTCTTTAGCTAATTTGGTACGGGCGAACATGCCTATCAGGTGAGCGCCACGCAGAGAAAAAATACGGCTACGGCACTTGAGATTCCCCGAGGTATTCGATTCGACTATCTCGGTCATGCCTGATGTAAATTCATCGGTATTCGTATTGTAGATGTGGGTGATAGCATTAGTTTTCGCATAACCGAGAGCCTTGGCGATATCTTTGCTGGATAGCCAGATTTGATTATTGCGCGTGATTGCGGAAAATTGATGATCGTGAAAAGAAAGTTGAGTTGCCATAGCGACACCCTCTTGTGGTTTCTTGAGTTTTTTCACCACCGTCGAGACCAATCAACTGGTGGTGAACTGTGCAGGGTTGGTCTACCGGAGAAACCACCCGGCGCGCCGAAGCGCCCCCACACAGCCCACCATAGAGATGTAACTATGCGAGCAACAATAAAAAACACGCTCGCGGCGTGTCTATTGTCGCGGTTTCAGTTCCGGGAGACCAATCCCGGCAGCGGATTTTGCCGCTGCCTTGTGACTATACGATAGTGAAAGGATTGAGGCAAGCGAAGCGTGTCGCGTCACGGCTTGGATTTGTTGATAGGAAACTGATTTTATAAATAGTAACATGCGCAATATTATTACATTCTGAGTAGCAGAAATGAAAAAAATTTCACTATCGATTGCAACCATCATATTCACATTACTACCATCAATATCACATGCTGAGTTTACTGTGGCTATGTATAAGGAGCTGAAACACTTAACCACATCATCTGATGCAGAGGGCGCTAAAAGAGCAAAGGATATGATTAGCACATATCTAATGGGCGTTGCTTCTGGGGTTAATGAAATTAGCCAATTCCAAAAAGCAAAAAATGACACGGAAATCCCATACTGCCTACCAAAAGGGACAAGGCTTACTCCAAACTTTGCTGAGCATGTCGTGGACAGTCTACTGTCTGATAAAGATGTAAACCTAAATAACGTAGAATCCATGGGTATATCAAGAGTCTACGTTATCGGTATACTGCGTTATTATAAGTGCCCTAAGTTACTATAGGTGTCACGGGAATTAACGCATCCCAGGGTCTATCTGGTTAATCAGCGGTGCTATCCAGAACAGGTTATTGCCCGGTAAAAGCGTGCGGGCATTGTGTATAACTCGATCACCGGCGTCGCCGTTCAGCACGCCGGATGTAACGTCAGTCAGCGTATCTAGCAAGCCGAAGGTTGGCCCCAGTGCCGACCCTATGAACCCCCTACTGGCGTATCGTGACTGTGTTCCAGTCCCGAAAATTGCCCCCAGGCCAACCATGCCGCCCGATGCCTTTTCCGCCATGTTGTTGTATTCCATCAGGGGCCCGAGAATACCCGACCGATCCAGACCTTCGAGCACCAGCTTTTGCGGGGATGTATCGATATCCTTCCCGTTAGCGGCCTGTTTCAACGCATACGTCAGCGCGCCAAGGCCAACCTGGAAAGCGGTGCCATAGTAGAATTGCGCCGTTCCCTCCTGCAGGCCGCCGAGCGTGGCGCGGTTATACGACGCCGTGGCGAAGGATTTAAACTGGAATACCGTCTTACCCAACGGGGTGCTGGCCCATAATGGCGTGTCACCGATGCCAGGCGTAATAACCGTGTTGTTGACGTCCTTTAATACCGCCGACTGGAATACGCCGGCAACGTGCTGATCGTCCCATTTTTCAAAATTACCAATATGCCAACCGTCGATCACCTCACCGTGTTTCTGGAACTCGCTGCGGATTCGGCCGGCCATGTTGGGGTTGATCCCGAGCTTCGCCAGTTTCTTCGCGGCGGCCGCTCCAGATAGAATACTGTCCGACGTTATCATGCCGTTTACCGACTTGTTCACGTCGTCGAAATGCCCCATCAGCGTCAGCTTGCCGAACACATCGGTAACACGCTCCATGCCGGCCTCTACGGCCGTAGTACGCGACGAGCTGTCCACCAGGTCTCCCATCGTGCGCGCCCGCGTATGCAAGATGGTTTCCAGACCAACCGCCATTTTCTGCATCTCGGCCCGGCTGGCTTTGAATGCCGGCGAACGGCTGATCAGCGCAGAGTAACCGCGCATTGAGTTGCTAAAGCCGTTCACCATCACGCCGCGAGCCAAGTCTGGGATGGCCGAAACGGTCATGCCGCCCAGCTTCGTGACAAAGTTGGCGCTACGCAGGAAAGCGCCAGCGCGCACAAAGAACGACGATGGATCGTCAGGCATGCCATAGGTGCCAACCAGCCGGTCGCGGAGCGCGGTTATATCGCGAATATCATTGTCCCTGGCTTTCGCCAATTTTGCCTGCTCGGCTGGCTTGCTTCGCATCAGCGCGTCGTATTCGTCCTGAATGTCCTTCAACTGCTTATCGAGACTCTTATTCCCGAAAGTGCGGGTTAACTCGACTTCCGCCGACGCCTCGCGGATATGGCGCTGCAGGACGTAATTAGCGTCGCTTTCCAGATAGTCTTTCATCAGTCGGTCAGGAACGCTAAGCGTTCTCGACCTGGTGCTGCCGGCCGCTTTGACCGTGAACACGTTGGCGAAATCCTGCGGAATTTTGGCGCCCACGATTTTGTTAATGGTCGCGTCAGCAGTAATTTCAGCCTCTTCACGCGACATGGTTTTTTCACCGCGAGACCACCAATCTACCAGCATGTTGCGAAACTTATCGCGCTCACTGATGATCTTCCCGACTTTGTAAACGCGTGGGAAGTAGCTGGTTTGCCCAATAGCTTTAAGCTCTTCGTCTGCGGGTAAAAGGCCAAGTTTCTGCTGCGCCACCTTCACCCTATCCACCACCTGGCGCATCGCACGCGCCGCATCCTGCACCGCTGAATTGCCGTGAATGTCGCCGTTGCGCATGGCGTTACCCACTTCTTCCCGAAATGAGGCGAAACCGAGATCGCCGCCATCGGCCTTATATTTCGCATAGGCCTGCTTGTTGGTTACTACGACCGCGGCCTCTTCACGACGCCAACCACGAACGCGGGTTTCGGCCGCGATCGGCGTCTCAATGCCACGCAGGTTCCCCTCAAGCGTGAAGTTGTTTTCTGCCAGCTCCAGCGCAGTGCGGCGGGCGGTCTTGGATGGTGACTCAATCAAGCGCGTGACCGGCGTCAGGTAGCTGCCGGCTTTACGGGCGAACGTGCCAATCGCCCCACCTGATACCGGCGTCAAATCTTCCAGCGTCGCCTCGCTTATGCGGGCGGCGCCAACGCTCCCTCCTTCCGGCAGAGAGGCGGCGGCGTTGTCCACCGCGCTGGTGACGCTCAAGTTATCCAGAGCGTCGCCGACCTCTCTGGTAGCGGCCTTTCTCACGGCCGGGGATATAGCTGCGCCAGCGCTAGCGAAAACACCGCTCAATAGCGTACCCGCAGCAATATGGCCCGCGCTTTCACCCAGAGTCCTGGTAATCTGCTGGTTGTTCAACGCGATCTCGCTGACCGCGGTGCTTGCTGCACCAATGGCCACCTGCGAGCCAATGCGCGCCAGCGCGCTACCTTGCGCACCAGGAATAAACATTGAGGCTACCATCGTCGGATCAAGCGCTGTCGCCGCAACGCTTGCCAGACCGCCCATTAACCCGGCCTCCGCAACAACTCGACTGTCTTGATCCTCTTCATCGATTTGCTGTTTTATCCATGCCGTTTCCTGCGGAGAGCGCGACTCAGCAAACGCAGTGGCGCGCAAATCGTAGCCCTCAAGTTCACTTTTGTCAGCATAGGGGTTATACCCCTCAACGGGTTCGAATTGCGGTGGCTTGAGATAAAGTCCAGCCAGCATATTATTTTTACGAAACGCAGCGCCCCATACAGAAGGCTGTTCTTCTGGCGGCTTGGGGTTGACTCCCTCCGGCAATGTTTCAGGCTGAGGAACCACGCTTCCAGCGGGCGCATAGCCGTTTTTAAACTCATCTGGCGAGGCGTAGATTGGCATTATTCATAACTCCATGAAAAATATTGCTTTTGACGGTTGACTCGCTCGTCATGTAGGCGCTTATACATTTCATCAAGTGCCCGATGCTTTTCTTTAAAGTCTCGGATCTCTTGACCTTTTTCCCGTTCTGACAGACCCTTTTCCTCTCGTTCTTTTTGCATTTTTTGGTAAGGTTCCCAATCCTGCAAGGAGGGTCTCCAGCGCATAGCTTGGCCGTATTTGTTGTAGTACGGACGCGGGGCCCCATCTTCAGTTTTAACCCAAATGGCGTAGTCTCCACTTCTGGGGGTGGATACATCCGGCACAATTTCCAGCTCACCCCCAATCTTAGGCTCAGGCGTTTTTGTTTCGACAAATGCAGTACGCCCAGAAGTGATGCCAAGCTTTGCGCCACTGGTTACTATTGTGTCGTTACGTTCTCCGTACATAAGCCGTTGTTTTTCCTCTTCCCATTGAGAAGCTTGCCACCCCGCCGGGCCGTGGTTATATAGAGCCTCTGGGGCATATTTCATAAATTGTGCGGTACCATTTACCGTACTGATCATCCAGTTTTTAGATACCTGTTGATTGGTCAACTTTTGTGCTGCTTTAGCATTCCCGCCGGTAGTCCGGTAGTTAATGTCGTAAAGAGACTGGTAATCCGCGCGGAATGCCGCGGCATCCGGCGTTTTATCGTCGGCTGACGGGTCCCACCGAAACAACTGGGTCATGGTATCCCTCGCGGATTTCATGGCCTCATCACGTTCTTTTTTATAGGGACTCGTGCTTTGATCTGCTGACAACTGCTTTCTAAGGGCATCATTTTGGTTATAAGTGACATCCTGGGCATGCTGCACAGCATCGGCTGAGCTCATACCCGCGTCAGTCATTTGCTTAACTGTCATGTAAAAACCCTGCATCTCTTTCGGCATATCACCGACAGAGGCAGGATCCGTGTCGTACAGCCGGCTGAACAGTTCAGCGCCTTGCTTCACGACCTCCGGACTTTTTGCCCGAGAAATAGCCGTTAGCTGCGTGGTGACCTTCTCGGGGATAATCCCGGTTTGCGCAACCTGCTGCACAACAGCGTCATGCGTGCTGGCGTCGTTAATGCGGAAGTTCTGCGCCGTTGGCGTTGAGTCGGCCGCTTTCTGCATTGATTTGTCTGTGGGGTCGAGCTTCTCGCCCATCAATAGCGCATCGTTGAAGCGGCTGGCGTCGCGCTGAGCCTGAATTGCCGTGTTGCTTTTCTGCACCAGGGCGGCGAGTTTGCCGTAGGCGTCCATCTTTATCGCGTAGTCCGGATCGTTAACCTGCGGCTTTACCTTCGAAAGCTCCTGCTGCTGTTGCGCCGGCGATATGTACTGAATGGCCTGGAACGTTCGCGCGCTGTCGATGGCGATGCCGAGCTGCTTCACCATGCTTGAACCCTGCGGCCCATACGCAAATTGAATTGTGGCCCTGTCTGGCATGGCATCTGGCACTTCACCGTTGTATAGCTGCGACATGGTGTTGTTTAGTATCGGGTCAATTTGATTGCGAACCGCTGTGCGCTGTTCTTTTATCTGCGCCTCAGCCATGCTGTCGATTTTATTCACCGATACCGGATCGAGTCCGGTTTTGTTTTTTCGGTACCGCGCCAGCCAGCCGCGAGTCTCCGCCGGGAGATTGCGAATAAATTCAGCTTCGGAAACCTCACCTTTTCGCGGATCGCCAATCTTATCGATCAACTTATCAACGCGGCCTTGCCCCCAGTTATATGCCGCACCTGCCAAAGTCTCCGAGCCATATTTACCATAAAGCTCGTTGGCGTAATCGCTGGCCAGCAGCGCGTTTTGCTGTTCGTCTTTCGGGTCGTATTGCAGTCCGCGCTTGGCTGCCAACTCTTTGCCCGTGGCCGGCATCAGCTGATATTTCCCCTGCGCACCCTCTGATGAAGTGACTATGCTTCCGTCGGCATTAAAATGCTTCCCGCCGGACTCAACTATCGAAATTGCCCGCATATCCAATCCGGCGCCGCTGTTGGACATGAAATCCCCGTTCAGCCATCCGGTGGGGTTGCTTATGGCATAGTTTTGCGCTCGCCATTCCATGGCCTTTTGATTTGCCTCAGACACTGCCGCAGTAATTTGATCTGCAGACCAGCCTTGCGCCTGGCCATATAGCTCGATCGAATGGCGCCGCGCTCCACGAATCAGCCCCGCCGCTTGAGGATCGTCAAAGGCCGAAGCCTCTTGCTCTACCGAATTTTGCACCGTGGCGTTAAGCTGTTGGCGCTGAGCAGATGCGGTTTGGCTGATTTCGAAATTTTTATATGTGCTGGCACGGCGGATTTGCGCGGCTTTCCACTGCGCATCAAAGTAAATTTGCTGGCTTGGAGGTACTCTTTTTCTGGCCTCGTCATAATCGGTTGCGTCTTGCTTATCCATGTCAACGCCGACGCCAGCGGAATTGAACCCCTGCCGTGTAACAAGCGCGCCTGTTTCGGGGTTTTCCCACCGATCGTTAGACTTCGCTTCAAGGTCGGTAAGGATCGCCTGAGTCGCTGCCAAATCTGCTTTATCTTGGACGCGCTGAATATCGCCAGCGGCCTGTCCTACAGCGACGCCGAGGCCAGATACTGCACCACCAATTGCACCCGCCCCCCTAACATCGACTCGAGTAGGATTAACCTCCGGCGTCACATTGCCAAAATTTCCGGTTGGTATCCGCATCAGCGCACCCCCATATTTGAGAACATGTTATTCGACGCCGCGGTGCCGGTGTTTGTCGTCGTTGTTGGATTGGCTTTTTTCCAGCCGGAGTAACCGGTGCCGGCAGCGGACAGCAGCGAGCTGCCCGCGTTGATATAGCCGGACGTCGCCGCATTGCGGCCGCTGAGTCGGTCGGCCTGCGCCTGCGCGTTGTACCGCGCGCCGGTGTTCATGCCGTTCAGGATCGTCGTGTATGCGTCCTGCTCGGCGTCGCCGGTGATGCCGGACGTGATGCGCAGCGCCGTACCCTCGCCAGTTTCTACGCCCGACGCCGCCAGCGCCGCGTTTGCCTGTGCGGCCTGCTCACGCCCTGCCTTGCGTATTCTGTCGGCCTGTACGCGCGCTGATGCGCGTGCGGCCTCGGCGTCTGCGTTCGCCTGATCCGCCTGGTAGTTCGCCATTTTCTGCTGCTGGATACCGCTTGCAGCAGCGCCGCCGGCAGCCAGCACCGATGATGCAACCAGCGCTATTTCCACACCTGTGCACATAATCAAATCTCCTTCGAATACAACAGGCCAGTACGCGACAGGCCAAGACGTTCATACATCGCGCCGGTGCGTTCTTCGTGTACGCCCGTGGTGATGCCCATATTGATAACGGCGGCGCCATTGTCAGCGGCCCACGCGATAAAGGTTTTAGCCAGGCGCGGGCCGGCAGATCCGCCGCGGTGTTCAGGCGCGATAAACAGCCCGTACTCGAACGCCATCAGCTTGCGCGAAAACCACTGCTCGGCGATGCCACCGGCCAGCCAGCCGATCACCTGACTGTCGCGCTCGGCCACCAGCACGCACCCACCCGGAGCGGCAATCAGGTGTTGCGCCAGCTCGGCGCATTTCTGCTCGTCGAATGGCGAGGTTTCCGCGTAGCGCGATTCCAGGTACATGCGGGCGCCAAGCTCAATCAGTGCCGGGATATCCCCGGCGGTTGCGTTGCGGATCATTGTCAGCCCCCGTTGCTGGTGAAAGTGGTGATAATGGCCAGAAGGTGGAACGGCAGCGGTTGGCGCTGCTGGATAAGCAGCGTGTCCTCGCCCTTTTCCCAGCCCAGCTTTCCGAAGAAGTGATCGCCGGTGAACAGCGGCGCCGGCTGATTGAGGATTTTCGGGCCGAATGTACGGAACGGGATCACCTGGCCGTTGCACTCGGCGCCAGTGGTTTCGAGGAATCGCATCGTCACTTCGCTGGTGCGTTTCTTGGCGCTCTGCGTTGTCCCCTCGGTGGTGCCTACTTCTGGCGTTAGCGTTTGGATGGTGGATTCAAAATGCAGGCCGATTTCCACGCGGTTGGCTTTTCGTGTCAGTGTGATCTGCCCGCCGGAAACCACCTGCGCAGGCATCACAGAACCGTCAGCCACTACATCGACAGTCTGCCCCTCGAGGTGATTTAACCCTGCCCACGTCGTCGCCCCGGCCTCGCTGCTGCCGGTTACGGCGGCGTCGGTGTACAGCGTCGAATCGAACACTTCGATATAGCGCACTAGCTCACCGCCGAAATCCCGGCGCACCAGCGCGTAAACCACGTCGTTGCTGTCTGACGGAATAGACGCCACGGACTCAAAGCCGCCGGCGGTGATCTGGCGAGACCAGGCGATCACCTCCTGAGCCCGGTCGATTGCCATCGTCACCATTACGCCGTCGGTGCGTACAAGCCAAATAAAGGCGTCAGGCTGTTGCTGGTACGCCATATCGATCACGCCGCCGGCGGTGATGTGTTCCGCCAGCACCGTCATATCGTTGGCCGAATATGAAACAAAACTGTCCGGATCATAGGCCACGGCGTAGAGCTTTCGGCCGGCACGCTGCACGAACATGATTTCGGTACCGACGCGCACCGGGCGGATCCCGTTGCAGCCGTAGGGGCTGGGGTTTTTCACCGAGATATTTGTCGGGGTGATCGCCGCATCGTTGCCGGCGGTGATCGTGAACTCTCCGCCGTACGTCAGCGCAATCAGCGTGTTCATTTGCGCCAGGTGCACAATCGGGTTGAGCTGGTCGGAAGACAGCGTAAAGCTGATCGCCTTATCGTCGTCGGTACCCAGTTCAAACGACAGGTAAACGCCGGTTTCACTAAACCAAATAGTTTGCGGATACCTGACAGAGCCGGCCAGAACGAGGCGCTGTTGATGCAGTGTCACGGCGCCAGGGTAGCCGTATTCGTCAGTCCATACCGTGTCTTCGCGCGTCCACGCACCCGGCGACGCTGCCTGTGTGGCGGTTAGGTCAGTGCGGATAACGCCGACGGCAATCTGCTCGCTGGTGATGCTCTTGATCAGCACCAGGCCGCTGTTAATACGGACGTATGAGCCAACATCCTCGGCAACCCAACCGGGGCCGGTGAATGGCGCCGGATCCTCGCTGTCTTTCGGTGGCTCGTCGTCGCTCAGCGTCAGCGTGATTTCTGAGCCTATAAACTCCTTAACTGACGGCTTGCACCATTTTTCCGGCGTGTCGCGAATTTCGTCGAACGGCTCAACGATAAACGGGCATGGCTCGAGCACCCAATCAAGTTGCCCGCGTCGCTGCAGTCGATGCGGTTTAACGCCCTGGTGTACCAGAAACATGGTATCGGCGCCCTGAACGTAATTTACGGCCGGCAGCATGGCGGAGCTGTAAGGGCTAGCGATTTCATACGGGGTGTTGTCGTCGTTCACCAGCTGCGCGCCGTTCTGGAAAATCCGCATGTAGCCGTCGCCAAACTCCAAAACGTACGCCTGAGAGCGGTTAAAAACGTAGGGGATCAGCCGGGCGCCGCGATCGCCATATTTGGCCGCAGCCGCGTAACGGGTGCCGGGGCGACGCATAACCCCGCCCTGTACCACACAAACAGCGTTCTCGATCTGCTTGGCGCCGTTGGCGTAACGCGCGATATCAACGCGGCCCATGAGACGCGGGGAAATCTCGCCGGCGGTGAAGTTGGTTTTTATCAGGTTGGCGCGCACGGTCAGAACCTCGAATCGTAAGTTGGATAGCCGCCAAGTTCTTCCGGCGGATCTTCCTGCCCGTCAATAGCCTTGGCTTGGCGCAGCAGGTAGGCAGCCTCCTGGGTCAGGCTGTCGCGCAGGCTGGCGGATGCCGTTACCGCATAGGCCAGCTTGGCCGCCATGGTGGCTTCGGCCAGATTGACCAGCGCCGAGTCCCAGGTCGATTCGTCTTCGTTGCGGAAGATGTAGCGCAGGCGGATCACGTTCTGATTTGCCAGCAGCTTCTTGCCCTCGATGCGATACGGGATTTCGTCCCAATCTTCGCCGATGGAAAGGATGCGGATCAGGTCACCAGGTAACGGAAACTGGAAACCGAATCCAAACGCCGGCGCCGTGCTGCTGGGTGAAAGCACCACGCGTTTAACCGCGCAATTCCATGGGTGCTTGCGCAGCAGGTCATTGCGCACAGTCGGGTAGATATTTGAGCACAGGCGGGCGTGTTCGGTGTTTTCGTCAAAGCTGTTGATCGGGTGCGCGCCGAGCGCGAGCAGTGCGTTAGAGCAGATAGAAATACTGGAAGCCATGGCGTTACCTCATGAAAAAGGCCGGGGTGTTATCCCCGGCAAAGGAGCGCTGGCATTAAGCGGTGAAGTCGATCGCGACAACCTTGTTTTCGGCTGCGCGGCCGGCGCCATATGACGCATCGACAGAAATCTGAATGGTGTTGTTCTTGTCACGGCGCGGGCCGATATCGGTGTTGTACTCTGCACCGGTACCGAAATGCACCGCGGACTTGCACCAGGCGGCGGCGGTCTTGGTGGTGACAGCCGGATCGCCGGAGCTGGCCGAGTCCAGTTTTTCGTATGCCAACCACTTGAAGCCCAACCAGTTGCCGGACACCGCACCTTCCTGCAGCATTTTCACCGCCATGTAATCGGCGCTGGTCAGGGTGGTATCGCTCAGGATCTGCGTCAGCATGTCGGCGTTGTACGTGATGAACAGCTCTTCGCCGTTCTGTTCGTCACACTCGTTGCGGCGGAACATGGCCTTAGCGGCGATCAGCTTGGCCTTGGTCATGCCGGTACCGCCGGCCACAATCTTCTGAGACGCCGGCAGCGCCACAGGAGCATAGGCGCCAGTGTCCGAGGTTTTGCGCAGAACGGTATCCAGCAACGCGCGGTAAATCACGTCGTCCTTTTTGCGGTTCGCGGCCGCCAGGGTCAGTTGCAGATATGGCCCCTGCGGGTCGGCGATCAGTTTGCGCAGATCGCGTTTTTCCACCGGCACGAACACGCCGTAGTCCGCCATCAGCGCGTTACGGGTACCCGCTTCAGGCAGATCCCAAACCGTATCGCCGAAGCGCTCGGTGATTGGGTTCATCTCAATGGTGCCCATATCGTTGATGGTGAACGATGCGCCGGTAATCATCCCGCGATCGTGTACGGCAGCTTGCAGGCGCGAGTCCTTCTGCTGCGATGCGATTTCGAAAGAATCATGGAACTGCTGCACAAAGGCGGCGGTGATCATGTTCTTGTTCGGATCAAAAGCCATTTTTATCACTCCAAAGATTATCGCCTGCGAGGTATCGGTTTCCCGGCTCGGTTCAACGCTGGCCGGTTGGCGCATACGGTCAGCGGGGAATCAGGTATCCGGCTACCACGCCGGGCTGTTGGAGTGATTTTGTTGCGTGTGCGCGGTCGGAATCCCGACCAAATGAAAACGCCAGCGGTTAGGCTGGCGCTCGATGTTGTGTGGAGGCTGTTACTCTTCTTTCTGGCGCAGCAGTTCTCGCAGGTGTGCGTCGTCATGCATGCGCTGTTTCAACAGGTAGCCCTCAAGCATCCAGATTTTTTGCACAGCGTTGTCGCGGGCGATCTTGCGGCCGATCTCGGCGTCGAAGTTCTCAGGGCTGGCGCAGGCGCTTTCGCCGGTGACGGTAAAGCCATTCTCTAAAACCAGAACGCAAAACGTTAGCAGGCGAAGCTGATTCGCGTCATCAAGCTCTACAGCGGGAATATCCTCCCTATTGGCCAACGCGCCAATGCGGCCGTCGTACCCAGTGAAGTAATGTTCGCTGGTGATAACGTTCTCGATATGGTCAGGCGTTACGCGCGGCGCGGTTTTGCCTTTGGCTTGGATTTCCTGCTCGATTTCTTTGTCGGACATTGGTCTTTCCTCGGATTATGCGACGGTTTGGTCGCCATAGGTTTTCTGGTAGAACGCGCGCACCTGGGCAGATACACGTTCGTGATCTGCGTGTTTCGGGTTGCTGTAAGCCTCGGACTTCATCAGGTCTCGGATGCTCTGTTGCTCTTCGAGATTGATTTGGCCATTACCAACGGTGGTATCCTCGCCCATCTCCGCACCGATTTTCGCCAGCATGCGGATAACCATCGGGTTGTTGCCGATCTCGTCCATCTTGCCTTGGTCTGCAGGGTCAGCCAGCGACATAAACGCGCGGTGTGCCAGCCCGATATTTTTCTGGAATTCCGCATCTGTTTTCCACGTGCCGCGCAGCTCAGTAGCCGCCGCCTCTTGATCCAACTCGGCAGCACCGCCCACCAGTACCGGTGCGCGGCTCATGTACTCGCCAAGGATGAAGCCCATCTGATCGTTGGTGATGCCCTTGGCGTGCGCCGCCTTGAGGAATCCCTGCATCTCAGGGTCGGCCTTGAACTCGTCCCATTTGAATCCCTCGGCCTCTACCTTCGGGGAATATTCTTCGACAGTTTTCGGCGGAACATCGCCGCTGCCGAAGCGCTTGGAGAGGTGCGAATAAGCATCCGCCAGCTTGCGCGCCGAGTCTTGCAGGTTAAATTTTCCATCAGCGCCGCTGGTGCGGTACTTCTCAGGAATAAAATCACCCTCGGCCGCCTGGTCAGTGGCACCGGTGCTGAGCAGAGAATTGCCGCCAGCATCACCAGTATCTGGTTTATCCGCATCGCCATTACCCCCAGCGTCAGCGCCTGCATCTGCGTTCATGAAAAGGTGTTTAAGCTTCCACATCGTCGTTTACTCCGTCTGCCAGATTAAGCTGGCGCAAAATGAAATCGAGCACGTCACGTTGCCCGGCCTTAAAACAGGTTTGGCGGTCACCCTCAGGGCCGCCCTTCACAAAAATTGATCCACCGAAACGCCGGGTTAATTCGTCCAGCACCTCGGCGCCGCCGGCCGTCTCTTCAAACAGCCGCTTGTAATCCAGTGGTGAAACTTTCTTGATGCCCATCAACCCCCCGCCAGTTGTTGGCCAATTGCTTCACCAGCGCTCTGTCCTGCCGCGCCTGCCGCCTGCTGGCCGGCCTGCATCAGCAATGCCTGTTGCTGTTGTTGCTGCTGCGCCTTAGCGCGCTGGTCGCGCAGCGTGGACACGTCCGCCGACGAGCGCATAACCTTGGCCGGTACACCCAGCGCCTCGCCGACAACGCGGCTTGCTTCGTCGCTGTCCATGTTGTCGATAATGTCCGGGTAAACCTGCACCAGCTGCATAACGTTCTGGGCGTAACGCTCAATCGCTGTGACGTCCTCCAGCTTCTGTGCGCGCGCCAGCGGCGAGATATAACGCACGTTGAAGTTTGCGGCGTTCATGCTCTCCGGCGGCTCAGGGAACACGCCAGCGCGGAACGCGATACCGAAACAGCGCTCGACAAGCGGCTGCAGGTATTCCGCCTGGAATCGTCCGTATACCGGCCCCAGCAACTGGCGGATCAGTGCGACGCGCACATGCACTTCGGTGGCCGTCATGGCCGGGCCGTCTTGCGGCTGCAGCTGGTCGGCCATCATGATCTTGCGGATTGACGCCTGCAGACGTTCCTCAGCGGTGAATGCGACGTTGAAATCGGAGCCGGTCAGCAGTGGTTTCATGCTGTCGACGCTGTTGGCCACAATGATGCGGCGCGGCCCCACCTTGACGGTGCGAGGATTAAGCACGCCGTCATCCTCGGCGATCCACATGCCTGAAATCGCCAAATCCTGCGCAGCTTTCTCCATGCGTTTGGTTTCGTTCAGCTCCTTGCAATCGGGCAGCGCGTCATAAACCGGGCCGATGCCGTACGAACCGCCGGGGATTTTCATCCAGCGCGGCACGCAGCATGGGAATTCGTGATATCCGGATTCACGCACCACCTTCTTGGCGGTCACGTCGATGTTGTACGACGCGAAGCGAAGGTTTTTAGCCAGGCGCGCGTTAACCATGTAATTCGTACGCGGGAAGATCGCATGCAGAAAATCAAACTTGTCGTCTGGCTTTTTCTTGGCAGCGTCGCGGATCTTCTCGCTTACCGCATCTTGGCCAAACTCGGCGATCGCCTGCTCGGCGGTCAGCTGGTAGCAGCGGAAAATCGTATCGACAATGCCGTCCTTGCGGGTCGATGCAACGTAGCACTGCGCCAGCGGCCACTGCTGGAATGAATAGCCGCCCTCGTCCCGGTCTTCATCGACGTACAGCACAAACCAGCCGGCACATACCACATCGAGATTTGCCTCGTAGCCCTCGGCGTCGAAGTTGGCCGCGTGGATGTTTTCCCAAACCAGCGTTGCGCAGGTAGAAAGCCACGCCTTGGCGTCGTCCGGCAGGGATTCGCTGTCGAGATTCAGCCACTGCGCGTTAGCCGGCGTCATGCCGGACATGAGAGCAGACGCGAGCATGCGCGAGCTATCGGTCGCCGTGCCGTCCAGTAGCTTGGCAACCTTGTGCTTTGCGCTCTGGGCGTCCAGCACCTCAGACGAGAAACCAGCGCCGCGCAGCGGGTACGTGTAGTCGTAGCACTCCCGCCAGACGCTTTCGTGCATCTGGCGAGAAGCCTTGAGCGTGTTCACGCGTTTAATCAGCCTTGCGGCGGTGTCGTCCATCAATCACGCCCCCAGCGTTGATTTGTTGCCTGCCGCCTGAGCACCACTTGCGAGCAGTGAATCACCGGCATCTGCGGCCCCCTCTGCGCCGCTGGCCAGCAGTGAGGAGCCTTTCTTGCGCTTTTTACGGCTTGCGGCGTCGGCGTTTGCAGATTTAGCCGCGGCGTCTGCTGCTGCGTCGGCTTCTGCCTGCGGGTCGGTCTGCACAACTTTCGGTGTAGATCCACACATAACGGTTTCCTTAGCCTGGTACGTGCCAGCCGTGTTCGGTTAAAACAGGTTTGCCCGGTGCTGGCTGCTTCTTGCCCTCTTCGTTCGTCACCATCGGTCCGGCGCCGCCGGTTGCCACATCGGTGGCTTTCTTCACCAGGGTGAGGAATTCGAGGTTATCGGTCAGGCGGTGATCGTCAGCGTCGAGGAACTCCAGCCTTTCGAATCGAGCGATAATTGCTGCGCCCTGTTCATTCAGGCCGGAAAGGATCACGTTACGCTCCTCCAGTGTTGCGCCGTCGAGCAGCTTCGCAACACGCTGCTGCAGAATCGCTGTTTTGTCATCGCCGGCAGGTTCCGGCTCGCCTGCGGTAATCAGCGTGGCGCCAGCGGTGGCGGAGTTCAGCTGTTCCGGCGTATTTGCGGGCTGCTGCACGACAGAATTCAACAGCAGTGCGTCAGTGGCGTTTTCTTCCGGCCGCTGATTTTCCTGTCCAGGGGTTTGGATTTCTTTACGTGGTCGTCCCATTGCGTTTACTCCGTGGATTGATGAGCGGTCATTGTCTGCCCTGCTTGCGGTCGGATTCCCGACCAATTACCGGGCGCTTGAATGTCCACCATTGCCGGTAAAGCACCGTCGGCAGGCTGCCACGGTCTGAGCCTGTCGCTTGGCACCAGAGAGCGATCAGCGCCTCACCGTCTCCATGGCGCGGCTCAGATCCCGATTTCCAGCCGAGAACGGCAGATTTCGATACGCCCAATTCCTCCGCGATGCTCTGCGTTGCCATGCGGGTGCGGTTGATATCGGTAATCACGCGAAACCAGTCGGTGCGGAATGTTGCGACGAGAGGCATAATCAGCCCCCTAAACGCGCGCGTGCGCGAGCATAGAGAGGGGTGAACGCGCCGCCGGCCATTGCAAGAAGATGGGCCAAACAGGATTTTGTTCTTTTCCACCGCTGGGCGCCCTCTGACTTTTCGCTATTTCCTGCTGCTCTTAGGGATAGGATTAAATTCTGCATTCGCGCAATTCCTCCACTTCCCTTGTGACTTGTTCCAGCAATTCCAGCTCAGAGCCGTAATTCTTCTCCCATGTTTTCCTTCCTGCGTGTACAGCTACACCGTGGCCGCCAGTGCGGTGATGCGGTGGGCATAATGGGAGAGTTTGCTTATGGGTGGCGCGCTGTGCTGTGCCCTGTCCTGTGCGGATATGGTGTATTTCTGCAGGGGATGGGCCGTAACCCAGGTTGCGGCAGACGACGCAGCCAAGCTCTGCCACGTCGGATAACCATTGTTTTTCGTCTTTGGTCGCCATGGTTCCCCCTATGCCGTGTAGCTGAGCAGTTGGGAGGCGGCGTTTTCTGCAGCCTGCTGATCTGGGAACGCCCGGAACAGAATGAAATTCCAGAGCACATCGATGGTGGCTTTGTAGAGCTGGGCAAACTCGATGTCGTCCATCTTTGCGAACGATACGCTGCGGGGTTCTTTGCGCTCGCTGCCATCCGGCATCTGGTATGCGGTGTAATGGCCGGATTGGATCGTTACCCAGGCGCGGAATGCCTCGAACGATTTTGCGGCGCTGATATTCCCGGCGCGCTTTTCTGCCACATCCTGCAGATATTCGTCGGCGGCTGCCTGCAGCGTGCTTTCGTTCCCGGCGTAATACGCGAGGAATTTCACGTAACCGGTGATCAGCTCTTTGTCGGTCGGCGATATGGCACCGCCGGTCGGTTCCCAATACTGGAAGCCGAGATTCAGCAGGGAGAAATACTTGCGGTGAAATGCCGGGTTGCGAGCCTGGCTAAAATCGGCATACAGAACGGCGCCGATCTTCACTTTGGTTTTCAGGAATTCGATCGCGTCCGGGGTGGCCGGCACTAACAAATTTCCTGCGGATTTTACAAACGAATACTGCGCCATGGGCTTTCTCCGGTGGCGCAGCAGTTGCTCAGAATTCGAACGGGCTGGGTGTTCAGTCCAGCCCGTTAATTATAGCGCGTTTCCATCAGGTCTCACAACTGAATAACCTGCGGATTTTGCCAAATCAATCAACGCGTTAAATGATACTATATGCTCGTTTTCCTTAACGATGCGAGTGCCTGTGATTGAGCCTTTTTCACATGTTATTACTACTCTCCCGGTATTGGGCAATGACTTAATCAACTCTTCAATATCAATCAATTAACTATCTCTTTATTGTGTACCGCAATGATATTGCACCAAAATACTGTACATATAAACAGTAGTTATTTTTGTGCTGTACGTCAAACAAAAGGCCGAGGCACTAAAAAAGGCCGCCTTCGCGACCTTTAATTTTACTCCCCACCATCCGGCACTGTTCGCACTGGCTGGGCGGTGCACAGCACACGAAACTCGTAATCGTTGTCCGTCGCGTGTTGCACGCTCATCTCTGCGTGTAGCTCTGCTGTGATGCGCTCCCAGTCTCCCCACATGTTGTGGCCGCTGTTCCAGTAGCGCATTTCCCATGCCACCGGCTGCGCCTCCCGGTTAGCCGCCACCGCAAATTCCAGTGCGTCGATATGCTCCACGATGGCCTTGATAGTCTTTTGGCTGGCGTACTGCCATAGGCCTGACTCTAATTCGCATTTCTCCTTTGCGCTTTCTGGTTCTGCCTTGGCTATTGCCCGCATGTATTTCAGTAGCGCTCGAAACTCTTTGGTTGTTTCAACAGCGCTCAACTGCTCGGTCGTTAGTGTCATGCATCATCCCCATCTACGGCTACAGTGAGACCAGCACCAAGAAGCATTGAGATAACATCCAGGCGGTAGTTATGTGCACCATCAGACCATTGATATCTGTCGCCGGAAGATGATTGGCGTATGTCAGGCAACCGCACCGGCGTAGCCAGCTTGGCTTCCAGCTCGGCGATGCGCTTATCCTTCGCTTCCAGCTCTGCCAGCAGGGCGGAGACGTACTCTTGCGAGTAGAGTGGGGAATTTTCGACTCCATCAGCGATAAGCTCATCACGTTCGTCTTCTTCCGTTGTGGCATGTTGCAGACCGTATGCATGCCAAGTCCACGCCACCGGCTTGCTCAGTTCGTTCAGCTTATTGTCCATCACTCGCTATCCTCATCATCGCGCTTAACGATATAGAACTCTTTGCAGCCACAGCGTGGACAGGTTGAATCCTTAACAGGCACGCCACCAATCGGCTTACCTTCAACCATGACGCGCTCGGAGTGCAGGTGAACCAGCTTGCACTTCCTTCTGCAGCATTCGTATGTGTCGTTTGCCATGCTCATAATGCTTTCTCCTGGGCCTCGGCCCCCTTCACGAAGATGATCCAATGCGTCTTATCGTTTTTGCCGGTGCGCTGCCAGATAGCCGGATTTTCATCAGTGAGGGCGATGATCTGGCTAACGGGTATCTGGGTTTCGTTCCATTTGAAGATCAGCACGCCGTGTGGCCGCAGAACGCGGAAGGCCTCAGCGAACCCGGTACGCAGTTCATCGCGCCAGGTTTCGCGGTCGAGCTTCCCGTACTTTTTGCCCTGCCAGCCGTTGGGGCCGACGCGCTCCAGGTGCGGCGGATCGAACACGACGACAGGAAAACTGCCGTCTGCAAACGGCAGTGCTGTGAAGTCGGCGATCAGGTCGGGAGAGATAACCAGTTTCCGACCATCGCACAGGGTATGGCTCTCGCTGCGCTTATCGCTGAATACAGCGCGCTCGTCCTGCTTGTCGAACCAGAACATGCGAGAGCCGCAGCACATATCCAGAATGCTTTTGCCTTCGAGGCTCAGTTCATTTGCTGGCATCACGCACCTCCACCGCTGATCATCGCCATAATTTCTTCTGGCGTTTCGGTTACTTGAATCCTTTCTCCGGATATCATTTTTAGGTATGTGAGTCCGCCAAATGAAAACGACTCGATATGAGCAACAGCGATGTAAATAGGCTCATATGCAGTAGCTGGCTCCCATCCATATTTCCCCTGGTGCTCTACCGAACATTGCTGATTGAGTTTGAAAATCACTGGGCGTTCTTTCATTTGGCCTCCAGGGTATAGACGAAGAACTTTTCCATTGCCGAGCCTGCAAGCTTGCTTATGTCATACTGCTGAATACCCCACACGATTGCGTAAAGGCACCAGATGTATCCGTTGCTGGCTTCGTGGCAGCTCGTTTCGAAAAAGTCCGTCAGGTCGATATGCTCGCAGCTAAAATCATGCACCGCGGTTACTGCTTCATACTCATAACCGGACGCCAGCTTTAGTTCGGCAATCGCCTCTATAGCTTCCTCTTTGGCTTCTTCAAAAGCTTCTTCATCGTCAAAATCGTCAGCCGCACACTCAAGCCAGTCATCAAGATATTCCTGAGCGCGATCCTCGAAAGCTTCAGGCGACCATTCGGTATAAACATCACGGCGGTAACCATGTCCGCCATGCTGCAATTTTTCCGACCAATAACCTGGGTTGATCGACAACTCATCTTTGTTTCGCATGAAATCGTGCTTATCCATGCGGAAGAAATTGAACATGTCATGCACCCGGCTGAAAACGTATGTACCCATATCGCCGCCAATGCACAAATGGCCTGGCCAGGTGGTTAGGGTGAAGTGATAACAGCTGCTGCGACCACGTGCGAAGTGAAGGTGGCGAAATACCCCGTCGTCATTCTCAATGCCCATCGTGTGGCTGCTAACATCGCGCTTAAAGCGTGCGAGAACTTCATCGAGTTTCATTTGGCCTCCCGCAGCTCGGTGGCGTAACTCATCGCCTTGGCGCCAGCATCACGTAAATCATTGCGATGGCTTGCCGTGCTGTAAGTCGGGTCATTAGCCAGGGTAAGCATGCGATCGGCAAACTTCTCCACCCCCCGAGCTTCGATAGCTGCAAGTGCTGCGTCAGTGGCTGGGGTTTCGGAGTTGAACAACTCGTCATTGGCAATCATTGCCACTACTCCGGCTTGCCCTTTATCGGTTACATCCACATGTTCCAAAATGACGGAAAGCGCATGCTTAAAGCCCGCATTCTCCACAGCCAGCGCATTAACTCGATCAGTCAGCTTTTTGATGGCTTCAGCCATTGTCAGCTTTACCTGCAGCGTTTGGGCGTTGATCTGCCGGCTGCTGGCTAGTTCTGACGCCAAGGATTCATAGTCGGAGAATTTAACGAACTCACCGTGCTCAGCTTCGCGTGCAAACGGCTCAAAACGAGCCGCGTGCATGGCGTAATCAGGGGTAAACCGCTTGATGGTTGTCATGCTTCTTCTCCCAGCACCCAGCGGAGCGCCTGAGCGTAATCACCGCTCGCACCCTCAAGGGCTTTCGTGATTTCTTTTCGGGACTTCATGCGGGGTTTGGCATCGCCGATCACCTGGCGTTGGCGCCGTGCTTTTTCGTGGCCTTTGGTTCCGGCGGTTGCCGCTTCAACCTCTTTCACTTTTTCGCGCTGTTCGTCGGGCGTGAGGTTCGCCAGCTGGCGCGCCTGTGTAACGGTAACGGCGCCTGCTTCAACCGCATCTTTAACGGCTTGAGTGGCATCAAGTAGGGCGAGTGTGGCGCGGATCGTCTGCACGCCGACGCCAAACATGAGTGTTAGGTCTTGCTCATCGTGGCCACGTTCCAACGCATCGGCCATTTTCTTAGCGCGGCCCAATGGGGTATCTGCTCGGCGAATTTCGTTTTCGCTGATCATTGCCTGCGCCATGCGAACAGCTGAGCCGCGTTTGACGACTGCAGGAACTAGTTTTGGTTTCTTTCCTTCTTTCACCAGGCGTTTATTGGCCTCCAGCGTATGCCGAACCCGCTGTCTGCCAGCAACCACACATGAGAGGCCGGTTTCAGGGTCTTTCCAAACGATGATTGGCTCCAGTACCCCCTGATCCATGATGTTCAATACCATTGCCTCATCAAGAGGCAAGTGAATACGCTCATCGTAGAGAGGGTGCGATCTGTCGGTTACAAGGTGCAGCCGTTCGGGCTCAAAATTGAGTACGTTGGTTTTACCGCTGGCCCCGTAGGCTTCGGTAGAGTTCTTGGCCATTTAATTACCCCACACTGATTTTCGGCAAAGCGAATCCCTGCCAGAAACTGGCAATCTTCCGCAGATAGAAAATCGGTTTTTAAGAAGGGAGGCCAAACGCCCGCATAGCGCTGGCTCCCGGTTAATTACTCACACATCAGGTGGCGCACCGCGCCGGGTATTTATACTGTGTAGATATAAATTATTGACCGACACAGTACGCCACCAGATATGTGAAAAAGTAGCGGCCAGCCTATGAACATTATCTTCACCCTTGTGGTTGAAGTTCGGCGTGGCCGCCAAAGACTACACGCAGCAATCGCATTTTTGCCGGATATCTGCGCTCGCTTTCGCTGCAGTGCCGCCGGCCCGGCGCACTTGGAGTGGTGGCTGGTAAACAACGCCCCGAAGTTTCCAGCCTTGAACCACAACGGAAAGAGCACTGGGAAGTGGCGTTGAAGCTCGCATCGCAGCAGCGCCTGGCCGCCATCCCGGTACACTCAGCATCTGCGCATGCCATCAGTGATTACTTTTAGGCCCGGCCAGTGCTCTTACCGTTGTGCGCCGGTCACCCGGCGCGGTGAACAAAGATCCACAGTAAAAACCAGAACACAGCACAACCAACAACGCAATAAACCAAAGACCGCCAACCTCTTTTGCTCATGCTTGCCTCAGTGCGCCCCGTAGGGCGCGGTTATAGGTTATGCGTTAACCATGAAATTAAGTGCTCCAGTTTTCCCCGTTTCGGCTACATAGGCGGAGTATTTAGGGTTTTCTTTTCCTTTGAATTTTCCTGCCAACGGCTCAAGCAGGGTGTACATTAGTGAGGAAAATTCCTCGCGCTGCTCTTTGTTGAAAGCCATGTATTCAACCGCCATCCGTTGTTGCTTAATGAAGAAGCTCAGGATTTCTTCATGAATGGCTTGCATGGTTTCGTCTGTTCCCATTTCGCTGGTTACACGTGCTTTTACGTTTTCAACGATAGCCTGAGCTATCTTTTTAAATTGTTCGATCTGCTGTGCTGTGTTTACGTGTGCCATCGTGTAACCCTCTGCTGTAATCCTGGTTCAGCGAATCATCCCGATCTTCGTGTGCCTCGGGCGGCTACTTCGTGGGCGTCCTGCCTGTTCGCTGCTGATGGAATTAATGTAACTATAGTTACTCATTCAGTCAAGGGTGAAATGTACTTAAAGGTACATTGATGAATGAAAAAAAAGCCCCTGAATGGGGCTTGATTGGTGATTAGAGGTCTTGTGTGACTTGGACCACTCTTCCTATAATCCTACAATTACCATCAATTTCAATAGGTTTGAAATTTGGGTTTAGTGGCATTAGGTATTTGTTAGGTCCATCGATAACCAATTTTTTTATAGTGGCTTCAGAACTTCCATCTATCATCGCAACAACGATTCGTCCCGATAATTCTTCGACTGAACCATAATGAGGTTCAACGATTACGGTAGACCCCTCTGGAATTGTAGGGCTGCCATGAGGATTCGTCATAGACTCACCGCGTACATCAAGCCCAAAGGCATCATCAGAAACATTCACTGTCGTACTGCACCATCTAAGTACATCTGAAATTCGCGCAGAGCTATATGAATCAGTCCATGATCCAGCCTGCACGGAAGAGATTACCGGGACATTGATAGGGTTCGCGATAATCGGTTTAAGCCGAGTATCATCTTTGTTATCTGGTTCGCCCTGGGCATAAAGAAGCCACTCAGGTTTTACAGAAAGAACCTGAGCCAACACATGTAGATTTTCACCATCTGGTTGCGTGGTGCCAGTTTCCCATTTGGTAACTGAAACACGGCTCACGCCAACGGCCTTAGCTAACTGCAGCTGTGTCATGTTCAGCTGCAATCGCCTCATGCGAATACGGTCATTCATTGCTGTTTTCATGTACCCAATGTTACGCGATATGAGAGTGAAAGATGTTTGCTTTATAATGTACCTTTTGTTACCTTTATCATGTAAACCAACAAGGAGTTTCTATGAACAAAGAAACAGTAATTTCCCATTTTGGCGGTGTAGTAAATACAGCCGTCGCTTTGGGAATAAAGCACCCAGCAGTTTGCCGTTGGGGGACGATCATTCCAGAAAAGCAGGCCATGAAAATTGAACACATCACAGGGGGAGAGTTGAAGTACGACCCTGAACTTTACAAAAAGTCTACCGCGCCAGCGGCTTAACCAAAACCACAGAAACGGAGAAACAGTGTGGACAACAAAGACTTTCCGACCCAGGACGACATCAGCGAAGCGATACACAAGCTGATCACGTTGTTCCCAGGTAAGTACAGCGCGATGGCGCAGCAACTGGACCCGGTCGCTGGTACCGAGAACGCATTGCGTAACCGTGTTCGCCAGGTGTCTGGTCAAGTCGTTCCGCTGGGTATGGCCGCTGAAATGGAGTCAATTTCAGGACGCAGCGATATCACCGAAGCGATGTGTAAACGTGCTGGTGGCGTTTTCGTGAAGCTTCCCGAAGTCGAGCAGATGGGCAATGAAGAGCTGCTTTACAAATTTAATGATCTGCTGGCGTCTCTCGGCCAGTTCGCGCGCTTCCACAACGAGTCAACCTCAGACGGCGTTCTGGACCGCGAAGAAAGCAAACGCATGAAGGCCAAGGGCTATCGGGTACAGTGTCTGGTGGCTGAAATCATGGTCGTTACAGAGATGTTGTTTGGAGAGGGTGACGCCACAGATATGCGGTCTGTGGCGTCGGTCGCATTAACTAAACGTGTGGAGTAATTAACGCATGAACAGATTAGCAGATAGTCGGCTTCGTGGGCAATTTCGGTGTGTGGCTTCAAGCTGTTCCAAGCCGCTCCTGCCGTTGCGTTATGTGATGAGAATACCGGGCGGGTGGACGCCTGTCACCCACAGCGCGTTGCAGGAAGTTGTGGATCGTTTCAAGTATTTGGCACTGCCGGCGCCGGGAGCTGCTTCATGAGCATGAACCTGATGGCTCAAGCAATGAGCATAAAGGTTGGCAATCCCCTGCGTAAGCTGGTGCTGATTAAGATGGCTGATAACGCCAATGATGAAGGCGAATGCTGGCCGTCCTATCAGCACATTGCTGACCATTGCGAGTGCAGCAAGAGCGCCGTGAAGGCTCATATCACTGCACTGATAAAAATGGGGCTGCTCTCGAAAGAGAACCGCCTGGGCGTTAATAACGGAAAGGGCAACACATCAAACATTTACCAACTGACACTTGGTAACCCTGTGTCGTCAGAAAACACAGCCCCTATGTCACGTAAAAGCACAGCCCATGTGCCGTCAAAAAACACAGGTGGGTCACGAGAAAGCACAGGTGTGTCGTCAGAAAACACAGCCCCTGTGTCATCTGGTGGCACCCCCTGTGGCAGCACGTGGCACCAGAACCAGTCATTAGAACCTAAAGACCAAAACCCTTCTTGTCCGGTCGCTCCGCAACCCGACGAATCAGGCGATGAGAAGTTTTTATCTCGGCACCCTGAGGCGGTGGTATTCAGTGCCAAGAAAAAAATCTGGGGCAGCGCGGAAGACCTGAAGTGCGCGAAATGGATCCGCTCTCGCATTGTGAAGCTGTACGAGCAAGCCGCAGAAAGCGATGGGGAAGTCGCCAGACCGAAGGAGCCTAACTGGACAGACTGGGCAAACGAAATTCGTCTGATGTGCTCTCAGGACGGTCGCACGCACAAGCAGATTTGTGAGCTGTTCGCGAAGGCAAACCGGGATCCATTCTGGTGCAAGAACATCCTGAGCCCGTCAAAGCTGCGCGAGAAGTGGGATGATCTGACGCTGAAGCTTAGCGTTAACCCCGTATCACCGGCCGATGGCCATTGGAACACTGCTGAAGCATGGGAGAACACCCTATGAATAAATTCATGAGTGCTGTCCAAAATCGCGATGGTAACGCACTGGCGCGGATGATGCCGGCAGAACCGCAGGCGCGAGTGGTCAACGGGAACGCTGAAAAATTGGTTGATCTGCTGTTCGTCAATCTCATGCAAGTCTTTCCCGCCGCTAAGCAAACAGCGCTGAGCACGCCAGCAGAAGTGGCAGCCGCAAAACGTCAGTGGATCCTGGCATTCGCGGAGAATGGGATCACCTCTGTTGAGCAACTGCAGGCCGGCATGCGTATGGCGCGTCAGCAAGAAAGCGACTTCTGGCCGAGCTGTGGGAAGTTTATTGGCTGGTGTAAGGCTGGCGCCGCAGAGAATGCGGGCCTGCCATCTGTTGATGACGTTGAAGCGGAGTTCAAGCGCTACAGCGCGAATCGCGGTCAGCATGCCAGGCCGGAAGATTTCAACTGGTCGGCGCCGGTCATGTACTGGATTGTGATCGACGTTCGCCATCTGATGCTTCAGCACAACTACACCGAAAGCGAGATCCGCAAATCAATTCAGCAGCACCTCAACAGATGGGCTAAACGGCTGGCCAAGGGCGAAAGAGTGCCAACCCCTGCACCACAAATCGCCCACAAGCAACACATTCTGGCGCCGTCAGAGCTAATCGACAAAGACGGCAAATTTCAGCGTAAAGGTGAAGAGTTGCTGGCGCGCATCCGCTCGAAGCGAGAGGGGAACCCATCATGAAGAAATTAACGATCCCGGTAGACGCATTAGAAAGCGAACGTATCAACAAGGGTATTCGTCGATTGGTTCGCGAAGGTTTCCTGAAAGACAACCCAGATAGCCAGATTTGCCGCGTGCGTAATGCCGCAGTAGGTGCAACGTGGCGCACATTGCGTGACCTTGAACGCCTGGTGGTTGAGATGTATGGGGTTTACGACACGCAAGCAGCCATCAGCGCCCGTCTGCGAGAGTTCAGTAAGCCATTCCAGGGGCTGGTTAAGGAACGCCGGATGGCAAAAAGCAAATCAGGCAAGTGGGTTTATTTCTACCGTCTGGTTGCTGTTGAGAAGGAGCCTTCAGCATGAATTGCGTATCTGGAATTGAGGTTATGCCGCTGTTGGTAATTGCTCATCGCATGTGGCGCTGGTGGATGCTCCGAGAGGCCCGCCGCACATGGCAAGAACGCGGTGATTTTCGAAAGTACGCCCAGCGCCAGGGCTGGTTGATTGAATGGCAACGCCAGCGGTTCAGCACTGATTACTGCGTAGTGCGCTATCTGGTTCGCAAGGCTGAGGGGAATTTTGCATGAAATATTCACTGATTTACGCAGACCCACCCTGGACCTACAACGACAAGTGCGCTGATGGGAAGCGTGGTGCAGGTTTCAAGTATCCAACGATGACTGTTGCTGATATCTGCCGTCTGCCGGTGTGGGAGCTGGCAGCTGACTCGTGCCTTTTGGCTATGTGGTGGGTGCCGACGCAACCGGAAGAGGCGCTGCAGGTAATGCGGTCATGGGGATTCAGACTTATGACGATGAAGGGCTTCACTTGGCACAAAACAAACCGAGTGAAGGGAAACAGTGCAATCGGTATGGGTCACATGACACGCGCCAACAGCGAGGATTGTCTGTTTGCCGTCAAGGGGAAATTGCCACCACGAATTAATGCTTCGATCTGCCAGCACGTCACGGCGCCAAGAATGGAGCATAGCGCTAAGCCTGATGCTTTTCGCGAAAAGCTTGTTCAATTGCTGGGGGATGTTCCACGCATAGAGCTTTTCGCCCGCCAGCAAGGCGATGGGTGGCATACGTGGGGGAATCAGTGTGAACAGTCGGTGGCATTGATGCCGGGGAAAGTCGAGGTGATATCGTGAGTGACGAAAGCCAATACCCAGATAACAGCGCCAAGGTTTTGGCGTTTACAAAGCGCTTCGATGAGAACGCCGATATCAAGGAAATGCGGAACTTTGTCGAAGAAGATGAACGGCTATCCCGTCGTTGCTTCCACGGTGCCGTGTCCGTGTCGGAGCACGAGCGCAAAGTAACGTGTCGCCAGTGCGGTGCCGTGATCGACGCCTTCGATCACCTGCTATCACTGGCAAAGGGCGAAACGAAGTTGGACTGGGAGCTGCGTGTGCTGCGCGGCGAGATCAAACAGCACCGGGAAGGGCTGGAGAAGCTGAAACGGGAAGAGGTGAACTGCAAAGGCCGCATCAAGACGGCGCAATTTAGGCTGGCAGATGTGAACCGTGCGCTGGTGGAGGCTGGCGATAAGCTTGTGGCGCAGAAAACAGGAGAGGGGAAGCCATGATTTTGACATTGCCATTTCCTCCAAGCGTCAACGGCTATTGGCGCTCGCCTAACAAGGGATCGTCACGTGGGCGCACTTTGGTCAGTGAGCGCGGCAGGGCATTCCAGGTAGAGGCTATAGCTCAAGTAATCGAGCAACTGCGCCGCCGGCCGAAGCCGATTAGCGCCAATATCTCTGTTCATGTGGTGTTCTGCCCACCTAACAAAGCGCGGCGTGATTTGGATAACTACTTCAAGGCACTGTTCGATGCGATGACGCAGGCTGGCGTATGGCTGGATGACAGCCAGATTAAGCGCATAGAGGCGGAGTGGGGACCGGTCACGAAAGGCGGGAAAGTGGAACTGAGAATCAGCGAGGTGATGCCATGCGCTGCCTGTTGAAACCTATCATCATCAGCGAGCTCGGCCAGGTGATATTGAAGCCAGGTGCTGATCTGATGTCGTTGTTCGGTGATCGGGTCATGGTGACGAGGGTTCCGCCTGAATTCCGCAAGATGCCATCTGGCGCTCTGCCGACAGTAGAACAGCAATTGGCAACTGATCCACGTTTCCGATCGTTCTTCACGCATGAGCGAGTGCTAAGCGCCGCTGGTGGGTCTGCTGCTATGCGCGATTGGTTAGACCGTGGTTTTGAATGCCAATGCGCCAGCACTGACGGTTATCACGACAAGAACATCAGCGTGATGGAATATGGCGCCCACAGTATCAGGATGTGCTGGCACCACCAGCACAAATATCGTGAGCAGACGAGCCCGATGCTGAATAAGCTGGCAGAACAGAACGTGGCTGATTTTGTCGTTTACCGCGCCCGAGCGCACTTCATGTTTGACGAATCCCACCAGCTGACGTTGCCGGAGCTTTGCTGGTGGGCATGGGTAAAAGAGGTTATCGATCTGATCCCTGAAGAGGTGGCCGCTGCATCATTGCGTGTGGCGCCGCATAGCGTGCCTGCTGGGGTTAAAAAAGAATCAGACATCGAGCATACGCCGGCTGCACGTCAGATTGTTGCCGAGAAAGCCAAAAAAGCGGCCAAAACGTTAGTTATCGATCCGGCCCCACCGAAGGCATTATTCAAGATTCCAAAGCGTGAGCGCTGGACCAGTGAGAAGTTTACCCGTTGGGTTAAGTCTCAGCCATGCGCATGCTGCGGAGCACCATCGGACGACCCCCATCACATCATTGGTCACGGGCAGGGTGGCATGGGAACCAAGGCACACGATTTTTTTACTCTCCCACTATGTCGTAAACACCACGATGAATTGCATCGTGACATGTCACGGTGGGAGGAAGAGCACGGCACTCAGATCGAACTGTGGTTCAAATTCATCGACCACTCATTTTCGATTGGTGCTATTTCTTAGTATATGATAATGATTCAGGAAGACAAATGGGGGTTTTATGAGCGTAGACCAGGTTATCGATGATTCTAATTATTTAAAAGCGGCTGGGCGTTATGAGGGTGCTCTTTCATTACTTCTTTGTGCTGTGGATGCTTCCGCTGCAAAAATGTTTCCTGCAGGGACAAAATCGGTATTTAATCCGAAAAATGATATGGGAAATGGTGAGAGATTTAAAAGATGCCTAGGTTATGCGTTGAAACGCGATCTTTCTGGATATGAGCCAGACGAAAGTGAGTATACCAGTTCAAGCATATCCATAGATTATGGAGGTGCAAATATAAAGCTTCAGGACATACTTTATCATGATTATAGATGTAACTTGGTTCACGAGGGCAATCTGCCAACGCATGTAGGGTTAGATAGTCTAGAGGGTATGGTGGGCGTATCAGATGTAAATGGTTTTAGGTTTAAAATTAGTGGCGCATCTCTAATATTAGATGTGCCGTGTTTAGATTTTATAGAAAGAATTATACGCTCACTACCTATTAATGGCGGTAAAGCCTTCCCTGTAAAACCAGTAGAAAAAAAATTAGTCTTTAAAGATGGTGTTGATGTTGAGGATTTATTAAAAAAACTTAAAGAAAAGTACCATTTAAAAGAAAGCAAGGTTAATAATATTTCCGAGTTCTTTAAGGTTGATGATAACGTAAATATTGACTTTAAAGGACTTAATAAGGAAGAAGTGAAAGAAATGTTCAAATCTGCGATTAATCATGGAAAGATGAATCCCGGTATTATAAAATCTATTGGTTTTATATATGACGATGAGACTTTTAATGAGGTTGCATGTTACATATCTTGTGATGGAGTGTTGACAGATGGGGGGGTTGATATAATTTGTGAGTTGTCAGGAAAGTATAAGATTGAATAATTAGTTAAATGTTCGAGTAGATTAATATTAATTAACGTGTGGATTTTCATAAGGCATGCGGGCCTTATGATAGGAGATTAAAGCATGAGAGACATTCAGGCAGTGTTAGAGCGCTGGGGCGGCTGGGCATCTGGTGATAACAGTGGGGTTGACTACTCTCCGATCGCAGCCGGGTTTAAGGGGTTATTGCCCCAGAAAGGTAAATCACGGCTGTCGTGTTGCGATGATGACGGACTGGTTATTGAAGGATGTATGGCTCAGTTGAAACGCCGGCGCCCGGATGAATATCAGCTGCTAGTTCTGCACTACATCTTCAACATGCAAAAGCGCGCTATAGCCCGAGTGTTTAAAAAGGACGAAAAGCTAATCAGGATAGGGTTGCAGATGGGGGAAAACTTCATAGAAGGGTGTTTGTCGATGTTGGATATTCGCCTAGAGATGGACCCGGAAACAGAGCGTGAAAATATTTATGATAAAACGCTAACGCGGTCCGCAAATTGTGTTTTAGTCTGATAAGAGTGGTTACGCAGTGACGTAGCTTATAGACTTTTAAAAAACCTCGCTTCGGCGGGGTTTTCTTGTTTTCAGCCCCAGCCAACATCCGACACACATCTGGCACACCCCGTATCGCCAAATCGTTTACGGCTGGTGGCTGAACCCTATTAGCCGTGGCGTAGACTGCGGCTTTTTTATGCCCTCGGTATGGAGAGGACAATTACAGCAATGAGGAGTAACGATGTCCGATCCATTAACTGCGACTGGCACCACTGCGCTGGTGTCGGCCACGATTGCGGCTCCTGCAGTTGGCATTGATTACGGGGTTATCTTTGGCGCGTTCATCGGTGCGATGTTCTACGTCACCCAAGCCAAAGACATTCCGCGAATCAGACAGGCTTTCTCATTCGTTGTCTCATTTGGCACTGGCGTGCTCGGTGCGAGTGTTGCCGGCGCCAAGCTTTCAGCATGGCTGAATTACAACGATACCCCGCTAGAGCCGTTAGGTGCGCTGATCATCTCTGCCGTCGCGGTCAAGCTGCTTACCTTCGTCAGTGAGAAGATGGAGGATCCGACATCGCTGTTTTCCAGATTCCGGGGAGGCGCGAATGGCAAGTAACGACATCTCTGTGATGTGGTTAAACCTCATTCACACAGTAACGACTAGTGATCCACTTGTTGTGCTGAATGTTTTGCTGTGCTCGGCGATTGTCTGCCGCCTGGCATGCTTCAGAAAAACAGGTTACCGGCACCGGGCATGGATAGCCTGGCTGGCATGGTTGGTTATCTGCGCCTATTCATGGATCCCGTTTCGCTTCATTGCTCAGCAGTACCAGGAAACACACTGGGGCGTAATCGCGGCGAATCTCATCATCTGCATCGCGCTGTACCGGGTTAAGGGGAACATCGCGAAACTGCTACACCCTTTGAGGCCACAATGACACAAAACGAATTTCAAAGGGCGGCTTGTATTAGCGCCGGGTTAGCTGCGCGCTGGCATCCGCATCTGATCGCCACCTTTGCTGAGTTCTCAATCGAGAAGCCAGCGGCACAGGCAATGTTTATTGCTCAGGTAGGGCATGAATCAGCTGGCTTTACCCGCACGGTAGAGAGCCTGAACTACACGCCACAGGGATTGCTTTCAACCTTTGGGAAACGCATCACTGCCTATCAGGCTGACATGCTTGGGCGAACAACGGCACACCTGGCAAACCAGCAGGCGATTGCAAACTTGGTATACGCCGATCGCCTGGGCAATAAATCATGCGGTGATGGCTGGAAATTTCGTGGTCGTGGGCTGATTCAGGTCACCGGCCAGGACAACTACCGAGCTTGCGGTATTGCGCTGAAACTCGACCTGGTTGGCAATCCTCAATTGCTGGAGAGCGACGGCAACGCGATGCGTTCTGCGGGCTGGTTCTGGAAGTCTCGCGATTGCGGCCGCAATGCCAACGATATCGAATGGGTAACCCAACGTATAAATGGTGGCATCAACGGATTATCTGATCGCCAAGCGCGGTATGACATGGCGCGTAAGGTGCTGCTATGAATTGGTTCCCATTGCCAAATTGGAAAGCAATGCTGGTGGCAGTAGCTCTAGTATTGGTCGCGTGGCTGGCCGTCAGCAACTGGGGTTACCGAAAAGATCTGCGGCTGACCGACCAGAGGCTTTCAACGGAGCAACTGAAAAACAGTAAGCAGGCGGGTTTGATAGTTGCGCTGCAGGCACAGGATGAAGTAAACCGCGCGCTGGTGGCTGCACAACAGCAGCATGAGCAGCAGCTACGCCAGCAGTACGACATCTTGCAGAGGAAATTCCGTGAAGCGATTAAAGATAATCCCTGCGCTGCTGAGCGTATGCCTGATGCTGTCGTTGAGCTCCTGCAGCAAGATTCCACCTCCGGCGCCAGATAAGTTAATAAGCCTACCCCCTGAAACAGTGTTCACGCCATGTGAGAAACCCGGGTTGCAGGGAAATACTTGGGGTGACGCGGTGAGCTACACGCTGGCGCTGCAAACAGCGTTATCAATCTGTGCGGGCCAGGTGGAAACATTAAATCAGTGGAGAAAGGCCAATGAGTAAGGTGGACAAACAAATGACATTCGATAAGCCACATATCAAATTCGACCCATTGGTCAAAATATTTTACTGCGAGTGCATTAAAGACATTCCTGGCGAAAAAGGATGCTTGATTGTTGGCAGTGGCAAAACTCCTATCAAGGCCTTCAAAGATTGGCAACTGACCGGGAAAATGTTCGAAACCGGAGCGGGAGTACTTTAAAGGTAGATTTACATGAAATTTCAACTTGCAAAGCTATACAAAGGCTCTTTCTTTTTCGGCTATGGTATTGCAGTAAATGGGGAACTATTAGACTGCCAAATATCCACCGAGATTAAGACTGAACCCAATGAAATCGCAAAAGTTGTAGCAGTTTTTAATCTGTCTGCTGAACATGCAGAAAATCAAATATCTATCGATTTGAATAATACCGAGGCGGTATATAAGCAAGGTGATGTCATCGTCGGTTTGAAATAAGCATTTAATGGCCTGGGCGATGGCTATCCGTAATCCAACTACAAAGTCCATCATCCTGCATCAGCAGGCTGGTGGATTTTTTATTACTACTACCACCAAGAGAAACCACCATGTTCACACTGAAAATCATTACCGCAAACCGAAACGAAATTATCAACGCTGTTGATTCCATTGAGTGGAAGCACGCTGAGAAAGCTATCTATGCCTACGCCTGCACGGGTGAGCTGCTAAAGCTAACTCTGGTGCCGGGTGATACCGCCTATCTGGTTAACAGCGATAATCGAACGGTAGCCACGTACACTAATCCAGCTAAGCAGTAAGGTAGTGCTATGCAGGTGATTATTGACGGCGTTCACTATGAGCCTGCCAACAAGCAGGCTTTTTCACGTATTGGTATCGCGATATCAACGCATCAGCGCCCAGAAGTGCTAGCAAGGGCTATCTCGCAACACCTTAAGCATTTGCCACCCGGTGCGCTGGTGGTTGTTGTAGACGATGGTTCAAACCCGGCGGCAGCTGTTCCTGATGGGATTCAGATTTTCAGACATGAAGAATCTCGCGGTATTGTGGCAACGAAAAATGCCAGCCTTGAGGCGTTAATTAGCGCCGGTTGCGAACACCTGTTCTTATGGGACGATGACGCGTGGCCGATTGCAGATGGCTGGCATCTTCCATACATAGCCTCACCAGAACCGCACCTGGCTTACCAATTCCTTGACCTTGCTGGACCAAGAAAACTTCAAGATCTTGCGGTGCTGCATGCTGATGATGAGCACGTTGCCTACACCGGGCAGCGTGGCGTGATGCTGTACTATCATCGCAGCGCGATTGAAAAGGTTGGGGGATTTGACCCGGTTTATGGCCGTGGTATGTACGAGCATAGTGATCTGGCGCTTCGCATTCACAATGCTGGATTGACAACTTGGGCCTATGCCGATGTGGTTGGTTCGGCATCGCTGATTCACTCACTCGATGAGCATGAGGCAGTAGAGCGATCCGTTCCTAAGCCAGACAGGCTGGCTCTTGTTGAACGAAATGTGAAGGTGCATAACGATAGGCGTGATGCTGGATTTACCGGGTATGTTGAATATCGGCAGCGTCGTGACGTGGTAATCACAACGCTACTAACCACTCAAATAGACCCGCAACGCGGTACCAAGATGGCGGCATCTTCGGACATGCTGGCCAGGTGGGCGGCTTCACTTCAGCAGTGTAGGCGCATTGCCTTAGTGGATGAGCTTCAGGATGCCCCGCAGGACGTTGAGCTGTATCGCGTTCCTGATGTGAAGATGAACGTCTACTTCCGCCGCTGGCTGCACATCTGGCAACACCTACGCGATCATCCTGAATACCGTTTTGTCTGGTGTACAGATGGCACAGACGTAGAAATGCTGAGGGCGCCGTGGGCAGAAATGGAGCCTGGAAAGGTTTATGTGGGCTCCGAACAAAAGACCTATGCAGATGCTTGGGCTAGCGATAAACACCCGGAGCGAATATATCAAGATTTTCTCGCGATGCATCGTAATGATGTGATGTTGAATGCCGGGCTGTTAGGCGGCCAGCGTGAAGACGTTATGTCGTTTGCACATGCCATCGTTCGCTTGTTCTATCGGATAGAGAGCTATCGATTCTGGAAGATGGAGAAGGCATCTGCTGCGGTAGGGGACATGATTGCGTTTGGTATTGTTGCCAAAACATTTGGCGACCGTGTCATTACCGGCCCGCGCGTGCACACCGTATTCCGCACTGATGGTATTGGAAGGGAGTATGCATGGTGGAAGCACAAATAAAGTTTGTTGTAGTCGGCCATCATTCCAGACGGATCCAGGCAGCTGCGCTTGCCACATCGCTTCAGGCTCATTTGCTGATTGATGAAGGCAACAATGGCGCCAACTGGAACCACCGTCGCGCACTTGAATGGGCTGCTGCTCAGCTTAGCCGCGTTGTTGTGGTTGAGGATGACGCTGAGCCAGTACCAAACTTCCTTCCCCAGGTTGAAGGGTGGCTGCAGCGCTGCCCTGATTCGCTAGTGAGTTTTTACCTTGGTACCGGCCGCCCGCCACAGTATCAGATGCAGATAGCTGAAAGGTTGATAGTGGCTGACAAGACACGTGCTGACTTCATCGCGCTACCGCGCCTGATACACGGCGTGTGTTACAGCGTTCCGCGACAGCAGATTGAGCGAGTACTGAACCGCTGGGATACCCGAAAGCCGGCAGATTACGCGGTGGGTGATGCATACGCTGGGAATGTTATTTATCCCTGCTGGTCTCTGGTAGACCATGCAGATGGTGATCCTGTTGAGATTCACCCAGATGGATCGCCACGTACTGAACGCCGCCGGGCATGGAGGATCAATGGCCAAGCTTAAAACACTCCAGCCAAGGCTCAAGGCTATCGACACCCGACGGATAAAGCCCATCTATGGTGAGCATAGGCGCGTAAGCGGCAGTGCAAGGGTTAGCCTGAAGCGTCGTGTGTATGTTCGTGATAGCGGTAAGTGCTGTATGTGTGGGCGTGTTGTTGACTTGCACGACAGCGAACTAGATCACCGCATCGCCCTGCAGTTTGGTGGCGATAATGATGAATCTAACCTCTGGACGCTGTGCATCGAGTGTCATGCTGGTAAATCAGCAAGAGAGGCATCGACGAACCAGCCGGATTTAGAAGCATTGAAGCATTCAGTGCCATCTTCGGTGCGAATAGATAGTGTCATCGTGATTTGATTTAAATGATAATTACTATCAACAATCATGCGGTGATGGTGGGGGGGGTATCGGCAAAAGTAAACGTCGATCGCGCTGGACACCGCGCCCCCTCTCACGCGTAGAAAAAATCCCCTTTGGAGGGTGTAAACATGTTAACAGGGCAGAAGCGCAAGTTTGCATTGGCGCTGATGTCTGGTTCAACTCAAGTAGCCGCTGCTATCAAGGCTGGCTATTCTGAGAAATCGGCGCGTTCCAAGGGCTCGCAGCTGAAGAAAGACCCGGACGTCATCGCGTTTATGAAGAAAAAACAAGGTGAGAAAGTCCGTGTTGATCATCAGGCTGAGGCCGCGATTTCTCCTCCTCCTCTTGTTAACAATACTGTTAAAGAATTTGATGACCCGCTTGATTTTCTTAAGTCGATCATGAACGACGTGACGGAGGAAATCGACGTCAGAAAAGATGCAGCAAAGGCAATGCTGCCATATCTTCATCCCAAGAAAGGTGAAGGTGGAAAGAAAGATGCCAGAAACGCAGCTGCAAAAGTGGCTGCAAGCGCCAGCAAGTTCGGCGCGATGGCACCACCAAAACTTGTCGTCAACAATAATGGGTAACTTATGGTGCAGTGGACAACGGCATGCCCTGATTGGGAAAAGCGGCTTGTTGCCCGCGAATCAATAATCCCGCCGCCAATTTTTCCTGATCAGGCTGATTATGCCCTTGGCATTTTCAAAGAGCTCCGCGTTTCTGATTTACCAGGTAAGCCAACATTCGGAGAGTGTTCAGAGCCCTGGGTTTTCGATTATGTGAGAGCGATCTTTGGCGGCTATGAAGCTGAAACAGGCAATCAGCTTATTCGAGAATATGGACTTCTCATTAGTAAGAAAAATACAAAATCGACTATTGCCGCCGGAATTATGCTCACAGCGTTAATTCTCTGCTGGCGAGAGGATGAGGAACACCTGATCTTGGCGCCAACAAAGGAGGTTGCTGATAACAGTTTCAAACCGGCCGCTGGCATGATCCGTGCTGATGAAGAGTTGTCTGATATGTTTCAAATACAAGACCATATCAGGACGATCACCCACCGAGTTACACGTAATACCTTGAAAGTTGTTGCTGCTGATACTGATACCGTTTCAGGAAAGAAGGCAGGACGTATCCTCGTGGATGAGCTCTGGCTTTTCGGCAAGCGTCAGAACGCTGAAGCCATGTTTATGGAGGCGCTTGGCGGGCAAGTGTCGAGAAATGAAGGTTGGGTTATTTTCTTGACTACGCAAAGCGATGACCCGCCAGCGGGTGTATTTAAGGAGCGCCTTGATTATTGGCGTGCTGTGCGTGATGGAACGATAAAGGATCCAAAAACACTCGGTGTTCTCTATGAATTCCCTGATTCGATGGTGGAAAGTAAAGCGTACCTGTTGCCTGAAAATTTCTACATCACAAACCCTAATATTGGTCGTTCCGTGAGCGCTGAATGGATCGAGGACCAGCTTAGAAAGAACCAGGCAAAAACTGATGGCACACTGCAACAGTTCTTGGCCAAGCATCTTAACATTGAGATCGGGTTGAACCTGAGAAGTGATCGATGGGCTGGAGTTGATTTCTGGGAGCTACAAGGGAAAAAGCAAGTAACGTTTGATGAAATCATGCGACGTTGCGAGGTGGTTACTGTAGGAATCGACGGCGGCGGCTTAGATGACTTGCTCGGTATGTCGGCGGTAGGTCGCGATAAGGAAACGCGGGAATGGCTTTGCTGGTGCCATGCATGGGCACACGAAATAGTTTTAAAACGCCGGAAAAGTGAAGCATCAAGGCTGCATGATTTTGTGGCCGCTGGCGATCTCACATTGGTTAAACAGATAGGGCAAGATACTTTAGAAGTTGCACTTTATGTTAAGCGGCTGTATGAGGCTGAATTGCTAGACAAGATCGGAATTGACCCGTCAGGCGTTGGGCAAATACTTGACGCAATGATAGAAGAGGATATTCCTGCTGATTTAGTCGTTGGTATAAGTCAGGGATGGCGCCTTGGTGGAGCGATAAAAACTACTGAGCGTAAGCTGGCAGAGGGGATTCTTATTCATGGTAATCAGCCAATGATGGCCTGGTGCGTTGGTAATGCCCGTGTAGAGCCAAAAGGGAACGCAATTCTTATCACCAAGCAGGCCAGTGGCAAAGGGAAAATAGACCCTTTGATGGCGCTATTCAATGCTGTCTCTCTCATGTCGCTTAACCCTGAAGCGAAAAAGCGGGATTACCAGGTATTTTTCATATGACAAAAACGTCAGTTACTGACCCGCTCCGGCGGGTTTTTTCGTTTCAGGAGGATAGTAAATGTCGCTGAACCGTGCATGCACCCTCATGAAAGTGAAGGCGATTAACGAGGATGAACGGGTTATTACCGGCATCGCCTCTACGCCTTCGCCCGATCGTGATGGTGACATCTTGGAGCCTGATGGCGCCAAGTTTCGAAATGACACCCCTTTCCTTTGGCAGCATGACCGGAGTCAACCAATCGGTAGTTGCACCCCAAAAATGGTGAAGGAGGGGCTACAAATTACAGCCAAGCTGGTAAAGCCAACTCAAGATATGCCTTCCCAGCTTGTGGCTCGATTAGATGAGGCGTGGTCCTCTATCAAGTCAGGGCTCGTAAAAGGATTATCAATCGGATTTCGGCCTATTGAATATTCGTATATCGATGATGCTGGGATTCGCTTTATTTCATGGGACCTGCTGGAAGTTTCGGCAGTAACCATTCCGGCTAACGCCGAATGTTCAATCCAAACAGTCAAGTCGTATGACCGTCAGTTGCTAGCCGCGTCAGGCACGGAGCAACCGGTGGTTAAAGCTAAACCTACCGCTGGCGCTACAGCAAAAAAATCTACTGAAATTAAAGGAAAAACCATGAATATTGCAGAGCAAATCAAAAGCTTTGAGAACAAACGTGCAGCGCTGGCAGCATCACTGAATGATGTTATGAGCAAAGCCGCAGATGAAGGCCGCACCCTGGATAGCGAAGAAACTGAGCAATACGATAATGTGTCTGCTGAAATCAAATCAGTAGACTCCCACCTGGGCCGCCTGCGCGATATGGAAGCGAACATGGCCGCCACCGCTAAGCCCGTAACGAAAGCAGCAAGTGGCGCTGTTAATGTGGTTGATAACCGTGCTCCCGGTATCATCAGGGTAGAGCAGAAGTTAGAAAAAGGTGTGGCATTTGCGCGGTTCACCAAGGCTCTTGCCGTTGCTAAAGGGGTGCGATCTGAAGCGCTTCAGATCGCTAAAAATAAATATCCTGACGATACAAAGCTACATCATGTTTTGAAGGCAGCTGTAAGCGCCGGTACAACTACTGATCCTGATTGGGCTGGTTCATTAGTTGAATATCAGGATTTTGCCAATGACTTTGTAGATTTTCTTCGTCCGAAAACTATCATCGGGCAGTTTGGCGTCGGTAATATTCCTTCGCTGAGAAATGTTCCGTTCAATATCCGTATTCCTGTGCAGACATCTGGTGGTTCGGCACAATGGGTTGGTCAAGGTAAGGCAAAACCTTTGACAAAATTTGATTTTGAGACGATTACCTTTGGCTTCTCGAAAGTTGCGGCAATTTCTGTATTGACTGAAGAATTACTGCGTTTCTCAAATCCAAAAGCAGATGTACTGGTGCGTGACTCACTTGCTGAATCAGTTATTGCGCGCCTTGATCAGGATTTTGTAGATCCTAACAAAGCCGCACAGGCTGGTATTTCCCCAGCTTCCATCACCAATGGTGCAGCTACAATCCCGAGCTCTGGTGATCCTGATACAGACAGCACGGCTGCTTTCCAAGTGTTTATTGATGCTAACCTGCAACCAACTGGCGCCGTTTGGTTAATGTCTAGTACCACAGCGTTGGCTTTGTCTAAGCGAAAAACTCCGCTTGGTACCAAAGAATATCCGGAAATGACAATGTTTGGTGGTACCTATGAAGGACTTCCAGCGATTGTTTCACAATATGTTGGTAACCAAATCATTTTGATGAATGCTCCGGATATTTATCTTGCTGATGATGGTGGTGTAGCAGTTGACATGTCTAGCGAAGCATCTTTGGAAATGGAATCTGCGCCTACAGGGGACAGCGTAACTCCTACAGGCGTTGAATTAGTTTCAATGTGGCAAACTAATAGTGTCGCAATCCGGGCTGAACGCTGGATCAACTGGCAACGACGCCGTACTGCAGCTGTAGCAGTTATCAGCGGTGTTAATTATGGTTCAGGACAAGGCAGCTGATATAAGGAGGGCGGGGGAAACCCCGCCATTTTGCATGGCAAAAATCAGGTATCTACAGCGCACGCACGATTCTTTTCCAGGTGATAAGAAAAGCGTGAATGATCAGTGCGCCAAAGTTCTGGTGCTGCTGGGCAAGGCTGAGTACATCAGCAACAAACGTGCTGGTGGTCGTTCAAATAATAAAAAAGCTGCGGGGACTGGGTGATGTGGAATCCTTTCCGTAAAAAAGAAAAATCACTGCAACAGCCATCTAGTCAAGGAACTTGGCAGCGTATATTTTCTTATATTCGTGAGCCTTTTGGTGGTGCATGGCAGAGAAATCTTGAGATAAATAACCAAACCGTAATGTCTTTCTACGCGGTTTTTTCATGCATCTCATTAATTGCAAGCGACATCTCAAAGATGCCTGCAAGGCATCAGCGCCGTGACTCTAATGGTGTATGGAAAGATCAGGTAACAGGTTCTATTCCAGCCTTGCTGGAAAAGCCAAACACATTCCAGAACCGGATACAGTTTTTTGAAAATTGGGTAAACTCAAAATTATGTCATGGCAACACCTATGTCATGAAGATTAGAGATAATACCGGTGCCATAAAAGAACTAAGAATACTAGATCCAAACAAAGTAATTCCTCTGGTAGCAGATGATGGCTCTGTTTTTTATCAGATCAATCCTGACAATATTGCAGGGTTACCAACGCAGGTGACAGTTCCGGCGCGGGAAATTATTCACGATAGATTTAATTGCTTTTTTCATCCATTAGTTGGGTTGTCGCCGCTTTATGCAGCTGGGCTTGCTGCTATGCAAGGTCATCATATTCAGGAAAACTCAGCATTCTTCTTTAAGAATGGTGGAAAGCCAAGCGGTGTGATTGAGGTTCCTGGTTCTCTTACTGAGGAAAACGCCAAAAGTATTAAGGCTAACTGGGATACAGGATACACAGGTGAGAATGCTGGTAAGACGGGCATCCTAAGTAATGGAGCAAAATACAATCCAATATCAATGTCTGCAGTTGATGCGCAGATCGTTGAACAACTTAAAATGACAGCAGAAATTGTCTGCTCAGTTTTTCATGTACCTTCTTACAAAGTAGGGGTAGGTGATCCACCTTCATATAACAATATTGAAGCGCTAGAACAGCAGTATTACTCACAGTGTCTTCAGATCCTGATTGAGTCTGTAGAGTTACTTCTTGATGAAGCACTTGGCCTATCAGGAAATGAAGGAACTGAGTTTGAAGTAAACGCACTCCTACGAATGGATACAGAACGTCGAATTAAAACGCTGGGTGAAGCGGTTAAAAATACCATCATGTCGCCCAACGAAGCACGTCGCAAAGAGAATCTTCCACCGGTTCCTGGTGGTGATTCTTTATATCTACAGCAACAAAACTTTAGCCTTGAAGCATTGGCACGCCGTGATGCTTCTGATGATCCGTTCAGCAAAACTGCACCGGCCACCACAAGCCAAGCAGCCAGCGATGATAGAAAAGCGCTGTCAGAACCTGAGTTGAACATTGCCAAAGCCATGATTAGGGGATTATTAGCCAAATGAATGATCGCGACTTATCCATAATCAAGGTGATGTCTGAAGAGTTTTCAAAAGCTCTTATCGGCGTCAAAGAGGATTTCAATAAACGGATTGAAGAACAGCAAGAGACCTTTAACAAAGGAATTGCTGAATTGAAAGAGGTCTTTGCTGGCTTAAGTCTAGTAACAAAGGAAGATGTAACATTAGAGATTGATGCCGCTTTGGAAGCCATTACTCCACCTGAAATTCCTGAGTTACCCGATGTATCAAAAATGATTTCTGAAGCTATTGCTGAATTACCTGTGCCGGCAGATGGAAAAAGCCTAACCCCGGAAGATATTCGCCCTTTGTTAAATGAATTGGTAGAAAGCGCTGTTGCTGAAATTCCGGCTCCGCGTGATGGAAAAGATGCCGACCCTGAAGCGATAAAAGCGGCGGTTTCTGATGCAATGGCCGCATTGCCAGCACCTGAAACACCAAAGCCTGGGGCCGATGGCCGCGATGCCTTGCAGATTGAAATTCTTCCAGGTATTGACGCCGATAAGAGTTACCCGCGAGGAACCTATGCTACGCATAGTGGTGGGCTTTGGCGTTCATTCGAAAAAACTGCCGGTATGCGCGGGTGGGAGTGTGTGGTTGATGGCATCTCTGCCGTTGATGTTGCCAATGACGATGAACGAATGTTTACCGTGACAGTCACGAGAGCAAGTGGCGCATGTGAAACAAAAGCGTTCGGTATTCCAGTGATGATTTATCGCGGTGTTTTCAAAGCTGAAAGCAGTTATCAGCCAGGTGACACAGTGACCTGGGGCGGCTCTCTCTGGCATTGCGACGAAACAACAGCAGATAAACCAGGTGAGCTCGGATCAAAAGGATGGACACTGGCAGCCAAGCGCGGGAGAGATGGGAAGGATAAATCATGATCGAACTCGTAACGCTGGAAGAAGCAAAGCTACACCTACGCATTGATGACGATTATGGCGACGAAGACCTTACCCTGAAAATTAAGGGTGGCAGCGCCGCCATTCTCGCTTACGTGCAGGGAAGCCGGCAGTTGATTGTTGACGATGCCGGGAAAGCTATTGACGGTGAGCCGCTTTGCAGAGTTAAAACAGCCTTGCTTGTTCTGCTTGGTATTTTGGATCGTAACCGAGGCGGTGAAGAAGAAGAAAAATTGAAACAGGGGGAGTTACCTTTCTCTGTCTCAATGCTTATCTACGATTTGCGCCGCCCAAGCATTTTGTGAGGGTATATGGCCTGTGAAGGATGCCGGCGCCGCCGGGAGTGGTTGAAGAACTGGTTGAGGATTGCCCATGAACGAGCAACAGGTAAACGCACTGATAGCAGCACTGCAGGAAGAGACGAAGGCAAAGCAGGAACAGACAGCAGCACTAACCCGCCTGGCTGAGTCCAATGAATCGTTGGTCGCTGTTCTTGTTGATGCATTCAGCAATGACATGGGAGACGTTGATATCATCAAAAACGATGAGAGCCAAAACTATCTCAGCAATCGGGGGTAATTATGCAGGCCGGTAAGCTGCGCCATCGCATCACCTTGCAGAAGCCCGTTAAGGTGCAGGATCCTGAAACTGGTTCAGTAGAAAATATATGGCAGGATCTTGCTCAACTTTGGGCCGAGGTTTCTCCGCTTTCTGCCCGTGAGTTTGTGGCCACTCAGGCAATGCAAAATGCTGTCACTACAAGAATTACTGTCCGCTACCGTCAAGACATCGAGCCAAAATATCGGATATTGTTTCGCGGTAAAATATTCAACATTGAAGGTATTTTGTCCGATCCGAAAAGTGGCCTTGAATATCTGACCATTCCTTGCTCTGAGGGAACGAACGATGGCTGATGGCGTTGAATACACCCTTACTGGCGTCGATGAGCTGATGGGAAAGTTGGAATCTATCAGCGATGACATGAAGCGCAAAGGAGGGCGTGCGGCCTTGAGGAAGGCTGCCAACGTTATCGCCAATAGGGCAAAGGCAAATGCTCAGCGACTGGATGATCCAGAAACAGGACGCAGCATTGCGGACAATATCGCAGTTCGTTGGAATGGCCGCGAGTTTAAGCGCAATGGAAACTTGGCCTTTCGCATTGGTGTGCTGCATGGAGCTGTGCTGAGAAAACATCCCGATAAAGCCAGGAATGCCCCAACTCCGCACTGGCGCCTGCTTGAATTCGGTACCGAGAATATGCGAGCTCAACCATTTATGCGGCCGGCAGCAGAGAACAGCGCCGCTGAGGCATCCAATACGTTCGTTGTTGAATATGGAAAAGCTATCGATAGGGCAATAGCAAGAGCAGCCAAGAAAGGAGCCAGATGATGATCGCACCAATTTTTAAGGTCTGTGCTGCAAGTCAGGCGGTAATAGATCTCATCGGTTCAAGCCCTGTGCGGTTATATCCATTTGGCCTGCAGGATGACAATGTGGTCTATCCCTATGTCGTTTGGCAGAACATCAGCGGTTCACCAGAGAACTACCTGGACAAACGCCCGGACGCTGACAGCTACACGCTGCAGGTAGATGTGTATGCCGATACAGTCGCGTCTGCTACATCCGTGGCCACAGCGCTGCGTGATGCCATCGAGCCACACGCCTACATTACCAGATGGGGAGGGCAGAGCCGCGACCCAGAAACAAAGCGCTATCGCTATTCCTTCGACGTTGATTGGATAGTGCTTCGTTAACATTCCCAACTTTTCAACATACCGGCCTTGCGCCGGTTTTTTTATGACCGGAGATCACCATGTCTGTATTGACACAAGGCACGCAGTTTTATGTCCTCGCCAACGGCGTTGTAAGCGAAGTTGAATGCATCACATCATTCACCCCCGGCGGTAACCCTGCTGACCAGATCGAAGATACCTGTTTAAGCGAGCGCAACAGCCGCACCTATAAAAAAGGTCTGCGCACACCGGCATCAGCTACCGTCACGCTGAATGCTGATCCGAAAAACGCAAGTCACCTGATGCTGCATAACCTGGCCGAATCAGATGATGAAGCGTTGCTGACCTTTGCCGTTGGTTGGGCAGATGGTGAGTCCGAACCGACTGCAGCGGCTCCAGGCGCACCAAACGCTGTAGATGGCTTGCTGTTGCCTGACGATCGTACCTGGTTTGTTTTCCAAGGCTACGTGACCGATTTCCCATTCGATTTCCAGGCAAACACAGTGGTGAGCACGACCGCTACTATTCAGCGTTCTGGCCCTTCCGTTTGGGTTCCAAAGGCTCAAGCAGGCAGCTAATCAATCTACCCGCCGGGGCCGAGCGCCCCGCGTTAACTTCCCATTGATGGTAACTACATGAAATTAACTCTGGAATCGTTGAAAGAACATGGCGCCTTTACCGGTCGCCCGGTAGAGAAAGAAATCACCTGGAAGCAGGGTGAGAAAGAACTGACGGCAACGGTGTTTGTACGGCCTTTGGGTTACTACACTGCGCGATCAGATATTCTCGCGGTAGGTGGAAAAGTTGATGGCGTCGCTGGTCGCATCGCAGCTTCTATTTGTGATGAGAATGGCCAGCCAGTATTTACCCCTGCAGATATCACAGGTGAGGCGGATCCGGATCGTGGTGCGCTAGATGGTGCTTTAACAGTGGCTTTGCTGGTGGCCATTCAAGAGGTCAATAACCTGGGAAAGACGGAGCCATCAGCGCAGACGACGAAGCCTGGTGCGAATTAGTCCTGAACGGTATCGGCGGCAGGACAGTGGCAGAGGCTCAGGAGCGTCTCAGCATTTCTGAGTTTCGCCTGTGGATGAAGTATCGTAACAAGTTTGGCAGTCTAAACCCTATGATGCGGACTGAGTGGGGGGCCGCGCTGGTGGCAAGTACGATCGCAAACGTCAATAGAGGTAAGGATACACCACCATTCCATATCACGGACTTTTCTCCACACATGGAAGAATCAGTTTTACCCATTAGCTTAGAAGAAGCTATGAAAGAATGGGATTAACTTGATACACTGCTGCAACCAAAACAAGATGGGAATGATGAAATGAAATTTATTTTTACAGCTTTTTTTATTCTTATGCTTTCTGGTTGTGCAAACAAAATTGACTATAATAAAGCCTCGTTGAACCTATCTATAGGTATGAGCAAGTCTCAAGTTCAAGGTGTTATGGGGCAGCCAAGAAGAACTGATGTGAATTCTGATAGGGAAAGATGGATTTATTGGAATCCTGTTATGGTCGGTTTTACTCCTGTGGATAATGAACAATTATCTCAAGATAGATTAGTGGTGACATTTGTTAATGAAAAAGTTGCCAAGTGGGGTAAGCAAACATTATCTGATGATATTTTAGAATCATCACAAAAAACAACGCAGGCCTACATGGATGCACTTAATAAAAAATAACTAATTTAATATAAACAAGCCTCGCAATTGCGGGGTTTTTTTATGCCCGGAGAGTGTATGGCTAGCAAATCACTTGGAACACTTACAATTGACCTGATCGCAAAAACGGGCGGATTTGTATCAGGCATGGATAAGGCAGAGCGGGCATCTGAAAAATGGAGGAAGCAGGTACAAAAAGATGTTGCCGATAGTAGTAAAGCCCTCGCTGGCATGGCTACAGCTGCTATGGCTGCTGCAACAGCAATAGGTGTAGCAGGATATCAGCTATTGAAATCTACTTCAGAGCAAGTCGCCAATACTGATAAATGGGCAAAATCTTTAAATATGTCAACGCAGGAATTGTTGGCATGGCAATTTGCGGCTGAGAAAGCTGGTTTGTCAGGCGAAAACATGTCTGACATTTTCAAGGATCTTGGAGATAAGATTGGTGATGCTGTATTAAATAAGTCTGGTGAAGCCGTTGATGCCTTAAATGCTCTCGGGTTGTCAGCTGAGAAATTAGCAAAAGCATCACCAGATAAACAAATGTTAGCTATTGGTGAAGCCCTTGGGAAAATCGGAACAAACTCAGCAAAAATAAACATCCTTGAAAGTATTGGCAACGATTTGTCAAAACTACTGCCATTGTTTGATAATAATAATGAAAAACTAAAGCAGTTCATTCAACTAGCAAAAGATTATGGTGTAGCACCTGATCCATCATCAATTGATGACCTTATAAAAGTAAATGATATTTTCCAAGACATGGAAAGTCAGGTTAAAGGACTAAAAATTGAAATTGCATCAGGGCTAGCAAAAGTTGATTTATCACCATTACAGGACTCTCTTGACAAGGTTAGATCTGTTCTAACAGATCCAGCAATTCAGCAAGGGCTTGTTGATTTGGTCAGCAATGTTGCGCAGCTTGCTGGCTGGTTTGTCAAGACAGCTGCGGCAGCAGGAGAGTTACTAAAGTTTCAGAACAACAGGGTTGCTGTTCTTGGCGGTAACATTGACGCAAATAATTTAGATCAAGTAACAGGAAGAATAAAACAACTCCAAGACATGATTAATAATAGGTCCCCATTAAAAGGGGACGGACAATCTTGGGTCGGAAAGATTTTAGGTGATGATGATTCTGTAGGTGCATTAACAAAAGAACTTAATGGTCTTCTGATAGTTCAGCAAAAGTTAAATGAAAAGAGGTTCGTAGGTAATAATCTACCTACTGGGCTAGCAACAGTAGTTAGTGAGCAGTTTGGGCTCGGTAAAGGCGAAACAAATGGTAAGCCTAAATCTGACTCTGGTGCAAAAAAAATTGAGTCTGCATTCAAAGCTACAGAATTAAATTACATGCGGCAGATAGCGCTTATCGAAACAACAGGTAAAAAGACTGCTGAGGTTACCGAAGCCGAAAAGCTACGCTTTGACCTAGCGAGCGGGAAGCTTGTTGGTATTAATTCTGAGCAGCAGAATCGCCTTATTCAACTAGCTGATGAGTTAGATAAACTGCAAGCTTTGAAAAAAGCCAATGAAGAAAATCTAAAGGTAGCTGCATTCGCAGCAAATCTGAAATCTTCAAATGACAATGCGAGCCAGGAGCTTTCTGCTGACTTTGTAGGTGCTGGCATGGGGGAAAAAAACCGCAGCAGAATGAAAGAACTGCTGGGGATTCAGCAAGACTTCATTAGTCAGCAGCAGGACCTACAGAAACAATATCAGACTGGTCAAATAGACAAGTCATATTATGATAAAGCAACTAAAGTACTTCAAGATTCGCTAAATGAACGGCTTGAGATACAAGAGGATTATTACAAGCGTTCAGATGAACAACGTGATGATTGGTCAGCTGGAATTTCAGATGCGTTAGTAGATTTCGCCGAACGGTCAAGTGATTACTATCAGCTATCGGCTGATGCAATGTCATCTGTCCTTGGTTCTGCTGCTGAATCAATCTCAAATCATCTTTATGATCTGGCGACAAGTGCAGAATCATTAGGTGATTTTTTTAAAGGTATTTTTTCAGATCTGGGACAGTCAGTAATAAAAACACTAGCCGATATGGCGGCTCAATGGATTGTTTATCAGGGAGTTCAGTTATTAGTAGGAAAAACGGCACAAGCAGCTGCAATTCCAGCAATGGTTGCTAATGCTCAAGCTACAGCGTTACAAGCACAACTGGCAGCATTTGCATCTACGGCAGCTATACCTATCGTCGGCCCGGCATTGGCTCCGGCCGCGATGGCAACTGCTGCTACTGTAACGATGCCTATGGTGGCCGCAATTTCAGCAGCTGGTCTTTCTGGTATGGCCCATGATGGTATTGATGCTGTTCCTGAAACGGGTACCTGGTTGCTTCAAAAGGGCGAGAGGGTAACGACTGCTGGGACAAGCGCAAAACTGGATGCAACCTTGGAGCGTGTTAGTCGGGATGCAAATACAGGTGGCGTTGCACCAAATATCGAAATTCATACGCAAGTGAATGGAGATCCTGATGCAAGGACATTGCAGATGCTGAAAGAAACCCAAAGAGCAGCAGTTAAGGAGGCGTTAGAGCAAAGCGCTTACCAAATTGCAACTGGCCGTGGTGATGTTGGAAAGGCTGTCGGCATGGGTTGGCAAACAAAACGGAGAACAGGTTAATGGGTATCACATCCAATATCGATTACCCGCATCAATACCTGCCATTGCCGCTTCAGGATGGGTATGGACTTAAGCCCATCAGCCCGTTGCTCAGAACGCAGATGATATCAGGAAGAGCTCGCCAGAGGCGGCGGTACACTTCAACGCCAACACAGGCGCCTGTATCCTGGTTAATGAATGACGTTCAGGGGCAGGCTTTTGAGGCTTGGTATCGCGATGCAATCAGTGATGGGGCCTCATGGTTCAACATGACTTTGCGCACCCCGATAGGGATAAAGCCCTATGTATGTCGCTTTGTTGATATCTATGAAGGTCCTGTGTTAGTTGGCGGCAAATATTGGCAGTTCAGTGCAACTCTAGAACTTTGGGAACGCCCATTGGTTCCACCTGGTTGGGGTAATTTCCCAGAGTTTATTGCCGGTCAGGATATTATTGATCTTGCTCTTAATCGGGAGTGGCCTGAAGCATGACGGTATTAAATCGACTTTATGCGTCGTCTGGTTCTGAAGTCATTATCGAAACTCTGCAGATCGTTGTCGGTGGAACCACATATTGGTTAACGCGTGGATGGGATGATATTACCGCAACGCTTGAAAGCGGGGTACAGGCAACGTTTACAGCTTGCGGTATAGACTTATCGTTACCAGCTCGAAATGCTGACGGCACACAAGATCTTAAATTTGCGATATGTAACATCGATGGAGTAGTTTCGAATGCAATCCGAGACGCTCTTGGCAATCAGGAAATCGGTACGCTCACCTATCGACATTACCTATCTACTGATCTAACGGCGCCGGCTTCTCCTCCATTTACGTTAACAATTAAATCTGGCTACTGGACATCAATAGAGGTTCAGATCACTGCGGGCTATATGAACGTTCTTGATACGGCGTGGCCACGCCGCAGGTTTACTCTTCCAGAATATCCGGGGCTTCGCTACCTCTCGTAAGGAAAATCCCATGTTTGACCCTGATAAATACCTTTCAGTCACTTGGCTGAAGGGCGGCCGCACTTATCCAAAACTTGATTGCTTTGGCATTGTTAACGAGATCCGGCGCGATATCGATATGCCAGCTTGGCCAGATTTTGCAGGGGTAACAAAGGATAACCACGGACTCGATCGCGCTGCAAAAGAACTGATGAAAGAACTGACCAGATGTAACCCATCCGAGGGCGCGGGGATCGTTTGTTATTCAGGAGGTCTGGTTACTCACGTCGCCATCGTGGTCATGCTCAACGGCGTGCTTCACGCTGCTGAATGCAATCCTAAAGCGAACGTAACCTTTCTTCCGCTGGCACGGTTTGAGCGACGGTATATCAAAGTGGAGTATTACCAGTGATCAGAATTTATCCTTCTCGCCTGCCTGGTGAACCGCTTGAAACTCATCAACATAAAGCCATGACCTTGCATCAGTGGTTCGTCGATAACGTGGATGGTTATCAGAATGTAATGCGTCATCCTGTCTCGGTTGAGGTTAACGGTAAGGGGATACCCCCTGAAGAGTGGCCACTGTGTTATATCAGCGCTGAAACGGATGTGCGCATATTTCCAATTCCCTATGGCACTGGCTTAGAGATTGCTGCCTGGGCTGCTGTAGCGGTAGCTGTAGCTTCTGCCACTTACTCTCTGATCATGATGTCCCAGATGAGCAAGGATGGGATGGGGTCAGCCAGCGGCGGGGATTCTTTGGATTTATCGCCAGCAAAAGCCAACACAGCAAAACTTGGCGATCCAATCCGTGAAGTTCTTGGAAGAGATCGCGTTTATCCTGATTATCTGGTGCAGCCAGTAAGCCGGTTCGACAGCAGTAACCCACAAATTTACAGAACAGATATGTTTCTGTGCGTTGGCGTTGGCACGCATGCAATAAATCAGACGACGATAAAGATCGGCAATACGCCGGTTAGCAGTTTTGGTGATGATGTTAGTTATACGATTTATCCGCCGGGAGCTAGCGTCGCTTCTGACCACCGTACAGAAAATTGGTTTGCTTCAACTGAAGTTGGTGGTACGACATCAGGCACCGCTGGACTTGACCTTGCATCGACAGGACCTGATTCGGTCAGCATTACAGCAGATGCCATAACCATATCTGGCAACAACGTTACAGTAATTGGCGCCGTGGATGATGCTGGTGATGCTGTAATTCCTGATTCTTGGGTTGTAGGAACAGATCTTACTATCCAGGTGCCAGATACCTTCACAGTAGCGCTCGAGGCTGGTCGTAATGTTATCTACGGTGATTTTGCTGAACTCAACCCATCAGTAGGCCTTCCCGTGTCCATGACATGGAATGGAACTCGTATTGACCTGTTCATTTCAGCTTATGATCCAGGCTCGCCAGCAGTACCAGGCGTAGGTGGTAACGCGGCAAGCATCACTGCATCTGCATCACCAACAACATACGACTTCAGCACTAACCCGCTTTCATTTACATTGACATGGGCTGGTGTGAACTATGTCATTTCTTTGACAGCTAACTACGTAACTATGTCAGGTCTCACAGATGAGATAGATGATCAATTATCTGGTTCGGGGCTGGAAGTTGTAGGGATAGATACGAAGGTAGTGATCAGGGAAAAGGAAAGCCCATTCAGTGGAAACAGTATTGGTTTCAGCGTACTTCCTTCAGTTTTGTTTGGTAGCGATCCTGTTATTGTTGCCGGTACGGCATCAACAGGCGGAACCCCAGCTGTTATGGAGCACATTGCTTTGTCATGGGGAAGCGTGACTGGTGATCCATTCATTGGACTTCCAAACGGATCCCAACGTATAGCCTTTGGCCTACGAGGATATCGCTATCGTATAACTGACATTGATGGGCAAACCATCAGCGTTGAGAGACTAATTGAAAGTTCAGATGGCTCAACAACGGTAGATCCTTCTTGGCCTGGGTTTACCGGTCGCACGTTGTTGGATTTTACAGTCACTGGATTGAGTGATTCCTATGACTGGATGGGGCCTTTCCTTTGCTGTCCAGAAAATGAAACAACGACTCAAATAGAGCTAAATTTCGTCTATCCACAGGGGTTGTGCGATGTGGGAAGTAAAGACGGAGCCATTCATTGGCATGACGTAGCGATGACCGTTCAATATCGTTTGTCAGGTTCTGATGACTGGACCAGCGTACAAATAAAGCATGGAAATAACACGGTTAATGAGGTTGGTTATACCGAGGCTATCACTTTTCCTGCTCCCGGAAATTATGAAGTACGGATTAAGCGAGATACGCCAGTATGGGGTGGTACTACTAGAGACTCCGTACAGTGGCAAGCAATGCGCGCTAAACTTTCTGCTCGCAAGACCAGTTACCCCAATGTGACGACGATCGCGCTAACTATTCGAACCGGAAACCGTTTGGCCGCTCAGTCTGACCGCCGCGTTAATCTTGTCGCAACCAGGCTCTATGATGGGCATGCGTCGAGAAGCATCAGCGGTGCGTTTTACCACGTATTGAAAGACCTTGGCTATGCAGATAACCAGATAGACTTCGCCACTATCAATGCACTGGAGGCTAATTACTGGACGCCACGAGGCGAAACCTTTGACTGGTCAGCCGGCAGTGATAACACTTCCGGTTTGGAAGTGCTGCAACGGATCGCCAATGCAGGCATGGGTTACTTTTTACTGAGCGATGGGCTGGCGTCCGCTGGCAGGGAGGGGGTAAAAAACTGGTCCGGCGTAATCAGCCCACAGGAACAAACCGAGGAACTCCAGACAGCTTTCAAAGCGCTGTCGCAAGATGACTACGATGGGGTCGATGTTACCTACATTAACGCCACTACATGGGCTGAGGAAACGGTTCAATGCCGTTTCAGCGACAACCCAACACCTCAGAAGGTGGAGGACTACACCCTTGATGGAGTGAAGGATCCAGATAGGGCTTACCGTATAGGCATGCGCAGGCTGATGAAATATCGATATCAGCGGCTAACGCATACAACCAGCACAGAAATGGATGCTCTTTGCTATAACTACGGCGATCGCATCGTTCTTACAGATGATATTCCTGGAAGCAAAACGATTAGTTGCCTGGTGGTAGATGAACAGCATGATGCTAACACGGTAAGGATCCACGTTAGTGAACCCCTGGATTGGTCATTTGAAAACCCGATGTGCTTAATCAGGTTTCAAGATGGTTCGGCATCACCCCTGCTGGTTCCAACACGCATTGATGACTACACGCTATCACTGAGCAACACGGGAGATGTTCGCATTGATGAATGGATAATGAATGATTCATCAGTAGAGCCACCACGGATAGTATTCTGTTCCTCTTCTAGGGTGGGGTACGATACAATAATGGATTCAATAGAGCCTGGTTCTGATGGTACTTGTAAAATTAATGCTCTACAGTATAGCCCATTGATTTATCAATACGACGACGCTGTATACCCAGGATAAACCAATTAATATATTCCATATTGACAAACCCGCTTAGGCGGGTTTTTTCATTTATGAGGCCAAGATGACTTACAACACTGGAAATCCGTTAGGTTCTACTGATCCAATGGATTTATATGATAATGCCCAAAATTTTGATAATGCAATTAACGGTAATTCAAGGACTTGGAAAGATAGGTTTGGGGTTGATAGATACACATGGAAAGGTGCATTAGATAATATTGCTCCATTAGGACACCCTTGGACAGAGGTTGAGGCTGATGCTGCTATTGCATCAGGTGAGATCCCTAATCTAGCTTATTATTTTGTGTGGTCTAAAGATAGCAATAACATTGCTGATGTATGGCAGAACGTTAATGGAGTTGGTCAAAAAACAGGGAAAAGCTACCCATCAAGTGAGTTTGTTTTCAAATTACAAAACAAAGTTGATTTCGTTTATGACAGCAATGCCAAAAACGTTTCCGGGTTCCCAGGGGTAGCTGAGATGGCGACAGATAAAAAAGGTAATGTAACTTACCGGCGATTAGAAGATGGTACATCACAGTTTCCTGCCGTTATGGTTGGTAGCCGAATTGAGCAAGTGCAGGGCGCTAACGGGTCAACATTTCAATCAAGAGATTCAGGAGGGTTGATTCTTTCGCTATCTGAAGATGGTAGCATTGGAATGCTTAAATACAGCACGTTCTTCTCTAAGGATTACCCGGATTACGCAGAGGTACATGTTGATAAGAATGGAGACATTTTCAAGATAGTTAAGCGAGACGGATCAGTAATTGATATTCGCGATAGGGATACACAACAGACAAGTCCGGTTGTCTCATCAGATGGCGGCCTTGCACTAGAAGAGGATGGGGTTATTAAGTTCATATCCAGTAATGGTGAAAACACAAATATTACATCTGATTCAGGAAATAAAAACCCAGTCACTTTCAAGGCAGTAGACGATAGTTATTTTGTAAAATTTGCGTCTAAAGAGGGTGGGAGCGGGGATTATAGTATACATCGCATCAAGCCGGATGGTCTTTCACGCATTAAGCAGGGAAACTCAACATTAATTCATGTTATATTAGTTGGACAATCCCTGTCAGTTGGCGGAGCATCAGTGGTTCAATCCCCTGTGACAACTTCGGCCAGGCATCCATATGGGGCAGTAACGTTTAATGGTGGCCCTAAATACGACAGCGCATATCCGGCAAAGTCAGTTGATCTTTCAGATCTGGACTACTTAGTATCCTCTGTAGAAAACATTGGGAAATGTGGTGGTCAGGAGTCTGATTGTAGTGGCATTGGAGAACGAATTTTTGAGCTCTCGGGTATTACATGCTTGGTTTCTGCAACTGGATCATCAGGTACATCGCTGGCTAATATTTCAAAAGGTAAGCCATCATTTATCTCAACACAAATGGTGATGCGGAGAGCATATGAAATAGCTACAGGTCTGGGGATGGAATATCGACCGTACATGCTCCTCATTCACGGCAATGCAGATGCTGTGAATAACACAAGCGCCCAAGACTACAAAAACCTTATGTTAACTCTTCGTATGGATTATGAGGATTATCTACGAGATGTTACAGATAATCCAAATCTAAATCTGAAGATGTTTGTTCAGCAGTTTAGTAATGCAACTGTTCAGGCCGGAGCAGCGGGCGCTGATGTGAATCTAATAATTGGGAATGCGCAATATGAAATCTGCCGTGATAATGATGATTTCATCCTTACAGGCACACAATATACTCGCCCCTATGTCGATAAAGATCATCTGTCAAGTAATGGTTATCGAACTGATGGGGAAATTGCAGGTATCTCTATTGCTAACTACTTAAATGATGGTAACAATATTGCGCTCAGACCAGATGATTCAAACATCACTCAAACATCTTCTGAAATTGTCATCCCTCTATTGGGGGGGGTAGGTAATGCAGTGATCGATACATCAAGAGTATCAGACCCCGGAAATTATGGTTTTCGTCTTGTTGGCGCCACTATAAATGGTGTTACCATTGATAATGGTAATACAGTAAGGATTGCAAAAACTGGCACGGCTACCGCAGTGAACTATGCATATGTAGGTAATAAATCTAATATGCCAGGTGCCAATACCGGAAACCGAGGGTGTATTAGGGATTCGTCTACTGACGTTTCACCAGTTTCAGGCCTGCCGCTCTATAATGATCTTATCGCTTTCAACAAATCTTTCTAAATTTCTAAGAGGTCACAATGACAACTACTCGCGTTTACATCGATAGCACGGTTACAGCCACACGATCTCTTGGGAGAATTACATTTCCAATTACCGCACTCCCGAATTTAGTTCCAGGGATGATTTTGCAATTTGATGTGGATTCAACGGGGTCACTTGTGCGTAATAGGGTAGGCGGTGATATGACAGTTATTGGCTCTCCCGTTGTTAGTGATTATGAAGTTTCTCTTAATGAGACAAATTATATTGATACCGGAATAAACATTGAGCCATATTCTGCCGGTGATATGACATTTATTGGTATCAGCAAGAACCCTGGCGGCAAGTTTAACGTCGTGGGGGTAATGCAGGTATCCCCACCTATGCGCACCAGGTGTCATGAGTATGAGATAGCAAAGCGAGTGGGCGGCCGGTGGTTAAACTCTGCCGGAGCTGGTTGGATTTCTGTACTCGATACGACGCCAACAGAGGCGTTAGCGCTGGATAGCATCTTTGCAGTTTCTCGAACAGTAGTAGATATCAAAGATGGGACTGGCCGGCTCGGTATCCATGCAGATATTCCTGCAACTGGCCAGCATGCGCTTGTCCCATACGGGACTGTTGCCCCTGCCAGCATCACTGGGAACATCCTGATAGGGGCAAGTATTGACCACGGCACAACAGTAACGGGAAAAATTATGGCGGTACTGGCTTTTAACCGGGCAATCACTGATGAGGAAATGTCATTGATTTATCAGGCGTACAAAAACCATTACGCGGCATTAGGGAAGAAAATTTAACCTTTCTTGTTCCACCAATCCCACTCAGCGTGCAACCAGATGAGCAGCATGACAATACTGGAAATAAACAAACTGTCTGGCCATCTGGTTGTGCCTGTGTAAATAGAAATGGCAGACATCAATGCTGCTAGGCGGACGAGAGATTTTATGAGCATGTGCCATCCTTGTGATAGTGCCCATATGTTGTAGCTTGCCTATCAATCCATCAAATTGGTTTTGTAGATCAATTTCTCTCTATCGATCGTCAAAAACGATCGCATTTCTAACTATTTCGCCTCGGATACATTTGAATTGTAGCGGTATCAAATTTTAACGCTGCATCAACGGCTTTACCCTGGGTTTCGAACGGCGTTTCTGATACGAGCGGCCAGCGCCCTTTATGCCAAACATAAAGCCAGTGCTGCTTCTCCTCGTCTTCGCGGATTGCGAACATCGGAGGGCTGTTCTGCTGTGGTTCTGGGTATCTGTCGTTTTCGTTGAGAATGAAGATCTGACGGCCGGCGAGGATTATGCTGCCCATTATTTGTCCTTTGATTTCTTAAGAAGATCAAATTTTTCATGAAGCGATTTCGGATATAGCTCGGTATAAACTTGCCACAATGTATTCAAGTTTTTATGTCCAGTTACTTGGGCCACCTCTTCGATACTAAATCCAGCCTCAAACAACCTACTTGCTCCCTCCCGTTTAAGATCGTGATAGTGCAGATCATCTATCCCTGTCTTCTCTCTCACCTTGATGAATGCTGCTGATATAGACTTTGAGTTATAGGGGAAAATGTATTTTGAAACCCTCTCTTGGCGCATGACTATCTCCCACGCCTCACCAAGAAGCGGAACACTCATGTGGTTTCCTGCTTTCTTCCTCGGATCCTTTCTATCCCTTACAAGAACTGATTTCTGAGCATAATCAATATCACTCCATTCAATGCGGCAAACCTCACCGACTCGCATGCAAGAAAGAATAGAAAAATTGAAAATATCGACAAACGGAATCCTGGATCGGGGATGGTTTTGTCGCTGTTGCAAGGCAGCAACGATGACGTCTATCTCGTTTTCGTCAGGGCGTCTAGTTCGCCTATTCGATTTTGAGATTAGGCGCATTTTAGCCAGAAGTGGCTTTGCTTCATCGATCGGATTAGCGGTGTAGCCGATGCCGTATATAGGCTTTGCGGCTTTCAATACCGTGCCAAGATAACTCAAGTCATGAGAGACGGTCGATGGAGCGGCGCCGTTAGCAACCCTGCGTCTGCAGTGATCAATGATGTCATTGGCCTGCAGCTTTGATAGGGCTAAGAAGCTAAACTCTGCGGTCAGCAACATGCGCAGAGTAGAGGATTTATCTTTTCCCGCCTTTCCACCTGTTTCTGGATCATCAAGATATTTTTGTATGAGTTCGGCCACAGTTATCCGGTCGGTGTCATTAGAGTTTGGGATGCCGTTTTTTTCCAACTCAGCAACCCGGTTAATGCCCCATGTCTTTGCCAGCGCCTGTTTGCTAAACGTTCTATTTTCACGGAATAGATAGACACCTTTTTCACGGACACCAACAGTGCAGCGATACCGTACAGTACCATCTGCTTTGGTTCTTTTTTCGATGCTGTAATAGGCCATAGTTAAACCATTCGGTACGATTTGAGGGGTGCTGCTAGGGGTGCTGATGAGCGGAAAATACATTAAAGCTGATTAGAATGCATTAAAATAATGCAATTTTATTAGGGTGTTATGCTTTGATGTTATTGGTTTTTATATAAATAACTGTAATTACATACAGTTATGTTTCCGATGGTACATCTTGTATGTGATCTATAATAATCAACAAGTTATTTTTATCGGGGGTGCTATTGGGGTGCTGGTGGGGCAAGCCCCACACAGC